TTAAATAAAAATAATTATATTATCTCTCTCTCTCTCTCTTGTTTTCCCTGCTTTTTACTGCCTTCTGTGGCCCTTAGTTCTCAAAAGGGATGTAGCAGTGCCATTTGTAACATTGCGTTACATCGGTTACAAGCTTTCTTGTTGCTTTAGTTCTCACTCTCCCCCGCTTTTGTGCTCGCTCTCGCTCTCACACTCTCCCTCTCGGTCGTACTACTATGACGTTGCGCCCTTAGGACGCATGGTGGGCACGCAGGTGCCAAACTCCAGACGAAAAAAAGCCCCGCGTGGCGGGGCGATAGGTATCTATTATTAGAACCCCCTTGCGGGGGCTTGGGGCTTACTTGGTCAACACGGTTTCCACGAAGTCGGGGAACGTATCGCGGTACATGTCCGACAACTCAGCGGCAAACGCTACATGCTTCAAGATGCGAAGCTGCACCAACACTTTAGAAAATGTCTTGTCGGTTTCGGCTTGGCTGGTGCTTTTCACCGTGCCCGACTTGGTGCCTGATGCCGTGCCGGCGCTTGGTGTCGCAATGCCGGCAGCTTCTTTGCCTTGCTTGGTGAAAAGCGAAGTAGCGAACGGTACGTTATGCACGAACGCCAGCTTCACGCTCATGGGGTAGTTTTTGACGGCGGATTCTTCTAAGCCCGCTTTAGTGAAAACCTCCATACACGCGGCACGGGCTTTGCTGGTGTCGAAGAACTTTGCTTTATCAGCAATGTCGCAAGCCGCCGACAATTCATCAGCCATGCGCTGGCCTGCTTGGTTACGGTTGGCTTTGGCTGTCAGGTCAGCCTTGGCGGCCTTGTTGAATGACGACACGGCAAACGATGTAGTGGACTTGGAGAATGAGAAAATGGACTTGGCCATGTAGGTTCCTTGGTTGTTGTGTTGGTCTGAATTAACCAACAACTCAAATGTACCATAGCTAACCTTACCTGTCAACTAATAATAGATGGCCGGTCGGCATGGGGCGGCACGAAATCCCGGCTGGCAGCGACCCACCGCACCCCCACCTCCACTTATGGCAATGGGACTCCGCCCGTCCGCTTACGCTGAGCGCACGATCCTCCAACACAAAGTCCCCACATTTATTCCGTATCCTTCACTTTTTTGTAACCCCTGCAGACCCCACCCCCTTCATACAGGAAAGGCCCCCCATCAAAAATAAAACACATGCGAAAAATTTTGCTATACAATCCGCTCAACATCACAAGGCTGCTACTCCGCCATGTACCCACTGTCAATTGACTTCGACATCCCGCTTGCAAAATACACACCCACGTTTGAGGCTCTCGAAGATCGCGTGGCGACTGCCATTGCATCGCTGGTAGACATAAACGCCCTGCCACAACCGAACGAAATCACGGATGCCGAGCGGAAACTGTCCCAAGACATCTTCTCTGGCAAGCAACTTGCCTCCGATGTGGACCTGTCAAGCCCCGGGGTGGTGGCGCACTTAGCAGGAATGCTCAACGAGTACGACAAAACCGTCGTGCAATCGGCTGGGCAACTGCGAACCTACGTTACGAACAAGCTTTTGCTGGAAACTGAGCACCCCGATGCCAGAATCCGCATGAAATCCCTTGAATTGCTGGGCAAAATCTCGGATGTGGGGCTGTTTACGGACAAAACCGAGATCACGATGCGCCATAAGCCTACAGAAGAGCTGGAGCAACTCCTGCGCGAGCGCCTGACCCGGGTAATCGAGGGAGAAACCTCCACAGCTCCCCCTGCAAGGGTGCGGCCCAACATTTCGCCGGGCGAAAGACTCGACATGTCGGGGATAACGGATGTCTAACCTGACTCCTGCCATCGTTGAGCGCATTATTAAGGGGATGCCCCCCGAAGAAGCTGCTGAATTGCTGGCCATGTTCGACTTGATCGAAGACCGCAAGCGGATTGAAGCTGCCCGCAGCGATTTTCTGGCGTTTATTGCCGCCATTGACAAGAATTACAAGTTCGGAACCCACCTGCGCCGGCTTGGCCACCTCCTAATGGACGTGGAAGAGAACACAAAGAACCGAATTGCCGTGTCTATGGCCCCTCGGATGGGTAAATCCCAGATGATTTCCATCTATTACCCGGCTTGGTACCTCGGATTGCACCCCGAACACAAAGTAATTGTCGCCTCCCACACGTCTGATCTGGCCGTCGTAATGGCCCGAAAGGTGCGAAATCTGATCGCATCTGCAGAATACAAGGCCATATTTCCCGGTACAAGTATTGCGTCCGACGCCAAGGCGGCGGGCCAATGGAACACTACCAAGGGCGGCGAGTATTTTGCGATCGGTGTGGGGGGCGCACTTGCGGGCCGCGGGGCCCACTTGATTATTGCGGACGATCCGCTGTCCGAGCAGGACATCAAGGCGGGGAACACGAACTCACTGGACACTGCCTACGAATGGTTCAGTGCCGGCCTGCGTACCCGGTTGATGCCCGAGGGGAAAATCTGCGTGCTGCATACGCGCTGGCACCAGCGGGACTTGATTGGCCGGCTGATTAAGGACTCTGCCAGCAACGAGGGCGGAGACAAGTACGAGACGTTTGAGTTCCCTGCCATTCTGAACGAGGGCACCGACAACGAAAAGTCGATCTGGCCAGAGCAGTGGAGCGTCGAGAGTCTGCAGCAAACCCGGGCGTCCATGCACCACATCATGTGGCAGTGGTATGCGCAGTACCAGCAAAACCCCACGGCAGCCGAGGCTGCGATCATCAAGCGCGATTGGATTAGGTGGTGGAAAGAGGAGCGGCCCCCGACTATTGACTTCATCGTGCAGGCGTTTGATACGGCGCTCACCACCAAGAACCGGTCCGACTATTCGGTCTGCCACACATGGGGTGTATTTACGAACGAGCAGGACAGCAGCTCCAACGTCATCTTGCTCAACAAGGTCAAGGGCAAATACGAGTTTCCCGAGCTCAAGGCCATGGCGCACGAGCAGTACCAAGAGTGGGACCCAGACAGTGTGATCGTGGAGGCCAAGGCCAGCGGGCAGCCGCTGATTGACGAGATGCGCCGCTCCGGCATATTCGTGCAGGACTTCAGCCCGGGTAAGGGTCAGGACAAGATCGCCCGGCTCAACGCCGTTGCTGACATGTTTGCATCGGGGCACGTATGGTTTCCCGAGACGTCTTGGGCGGCGGCCACCGTGGAGGAGATTTTGGCGTTTCCTGCCGGCGAGCACGACGACGAGGTTGACACAATGACGCTGGCACTGCAGCGAATTCGCAAGGGCGGCCTGTTGCGCCTTTCCACAGACAAAGACGATAATACGCCATATATGCCGCGGCGCGGCGCATCGTATTACTAAGGACTCTCATGGCTACAAACATGTTCCCCTCCCTGTCGCAAGCCCCACTAGGTTTGGACGCGCTGACCCCAGAACCCCAAGACTTTGAAGATGGGCCCGGCGTTGAGATTGTGATCGAGGACCCCGAGGGCGTGCATATTGGCATGGACGGCTTGCAGATTGATATGGAGCCGGGCGAAGGCACGGACGAAGATTTTGATGCCAACCTTGCAGAGTTCATGGACGAGTCCGAGCTGCAGAAAGTAGCGGGCGATATTATTGCGTTGGTCGATGCCGACATCAACTCGCGCAAAGACTGGGTAGAAGATTACGTCAAGGGCCTTGATGTGCTGGGCATGAAGTACGAAGAGCGTACGGAGCCGTGGCTGGGTTCTTGTGGAGTGTTCTCCACCGTGCTGACTGAAGCGGCCATCCGCTTCCAGAGCGAGACAATCATTGAGACGTTCCCGGCTGCCGGCCCAGTGAAGACCGAGATCGTGGGTGCGATCGACAAGCTCAAAGAAGAAGCCGCCGAGCGCGTCAGAGAAGACATGAACTACCAGCTCACCGAGGTGATGACTGAGTACCGGCCCGAGCATGAGAAGATGCTGTACAGCTTGGGGTTGGCCGGCAGCGCGTTCAAGAAGGTGTATTTTGACCCGTCAATGGACCGCCAAACATCGACGTTTGTGCCATCCGAAGACATCATTATTCCGTACGGCTCCTCGGACGCCAGCACTGCAGAGCGTGTCGCGCACATCATGCGCAAGACCAAGAACGACATCCGCAAGCTGCAGGTAGCAGGGTTCTACCGCGACATCGAGCTGGGCGAGCCCACCCAAATCCACACCGATGTGGAGAAGAAAAAGGCTGAAGACCAAGGGTATTCCCTTACGGACGATGAGCGCTATCAGACGCTGGAGATTCATATCGACTACGATATGCCCGGCTACGAAGATGAGGACGAGATTGCATTGCCCTACGTGGTGACGATCGACCGCGCAACGACCAAGGTTCTGGCCATCTACCGTAACTGGGAAGAGGGCGACAAGACCAAGGCGAAACGCCAACACTTCGTACAGTACACGTACATTCCCGGCTTTGGCCCCTATGGCATGGGCCTGATTAACCTGATCGGTGGCTATGCCCGCGCAGGCACAAGTATCATTCGCCAGTTGGTTGATGCCGGCACACTGAGCAACTTGCCCGGCGGCCTCAAGACCCGCGGCTTGCGTACCAAGGGAGATGACACCCCGATCGCTCCGGGTGAGTTCCGTGACGTGGACGTGCCAAGCGGCTCCATCCGCGACAACATCATGGCCCTGCCATACAAGGAGCCAAGCCAAGTCCTGCTGGCCCTGCTGAACCAGATCACCGACGAAGCTCGCCGGCTGGGTTCGATCGCGGACATGAACATCAGCGACATGAGCGCGAACTCGCCCGTGGGCACAACCCTCGCGCTGCTGGAGCGCCAGCTCAAGACCATGAGCGCGGTGCAGGCCCGGGTCCACTACAGCATGAAGCAAGAGTTCCAGCTCTTGCGCGACATCATCCGGGACAACACCCCCAAAGAGTACAGCTTCGACCCCTCCAGCGGCACCCGCAAAGCCAAGCAGGAAGACTACGACATGGTGTCGGTCATTCCAGTCAGCGACCCCAACAGCTCGACCATGGCCCAGCGAATCATGCAGTACCAAGCTGTGATTCAGTTGTCGCAAAGCGCCCCACAGATTTATGACCTGCCCCAGTTGCACCGCCAGATGATTGAAGTGCTGGGCATCAAGAACGCAGACAAGCTGGTGCCGTTGGAAGACGACATGAAGCCCCGCGACCCGGTGTCCGAGAACATGGCCTTCCTGAACGGCAAGCCAACCAAGGCGTTCATCTACCAAGACCATGAAGCGCACATCGCTGTTCACACCAGCATGATGCAGGACCCACTGCTCATGGCCCAGATTGGCCAGAACCCACAAGCGCAGAAGATGCAGGCCGAGATTCAAGCGCACATGTCTGAACACTTGGCGTTCGCGTACCGCAAGAAAGTCGAAGAGCAGTTGGGCGTGCCCCTGCCACCACCCGACGAGCAAATGCCAGAAGAAGCCGAAGTCATGCTGTCGCAACTGGTCGCCCAAGGTGCCAAGCAACTGCTGGCGCAGAGCAAGAGCCAAGCTGCCCAACAGCAAGCGCAGCAACAAGCCCAAGACCCGCTCATCCAAATGCAGCAAGAAGAGCTGAAGATCAAGGCGCAGGACGCCAAGACCAAAGAACTCAAGGTCCGCGGCGACTTGCAGATCAAGGCCGAGGAGCTGGCGCTCAAAGCACGCGAGAGCGCGTCCAAGGTTGGCGAAGACCCGAACATGGCCGCCATGCGCACGCAGCAAGAACTCATGCAAGCCCAAGAGTTGCACGCGCTAGAGGTCGCCAATCAGCAGCAAGCACAGCAGGCGCAGGGGCAGCAGGCCGCTATGGCCATGGGCCAGCAGGCTCAGGCTCACGCTCAGAAGATGGCCCACGGCGGGGAAGTGCATAACCAGAAACTGCGCCACGCCGAGATGGCGGCCAACCAACCCACAGAAACAGGTAACGAATGATGGACGAACGTGTTCTGGACATTTTGAATAAGAAGCTTGAAGTCCAAGTCGAGGGCTTCAAGTCGATTTTGTGTGATGGAGGTGCGAAATCCTTCGATCACTACAAAGAACTGAGCGGGACCATCCGGGGTCTCCAACTCGCTCAGTTAGAACTTGGGGACCTCGTGCGTAAACTGAAAGATATTGACGATGAATAAATTCGACGTCCAAGCGGTCGATTTGTCGGGCCTACTCAACAAGCCTGTTGAGGATAAAGCCAAGCAGATTCCTGACCCAGTGACCTACCACCTTCTGTGCATGCTCCCAGAAGCCAAAGAGGAATACGAAGGCGGTATCCTCAAGTCAGCCCAAGCCATGATGCATGAAGAGCTCCTGTCTCCCGTGCTGTTCGTGGCGAAGATTGGCCCAGATGCCTTCAAAGACACCGCACGGTTCCCGTCCGGCCCGTCTTGCGCTGTTGGCGACTTCATTTTGGTTCGGCCAAACACCGGCACCCGAATGAAAATCCACGGTACTGAATGGCGGCTCATCAATGACGACTCGGTGCAGGCGGTCATCCAAGACCCCCGTGGCATCCAGCGTCCATAAGGAGTAATCATGGCTGGTTTTGAAAAAACAGAATTTGAGTTCCCCGATATGGTGGAAGAAAAAGCCTCTCGTGCCGGCAGCAAGGTTGTAGAGCCTGAGTCCGACCAACCGGAAATCGAAGTCGTTGACGACACCCCGGAACAGGACCGCAATCGCAAGCCGATGGCGGAAGCCCCCAAGGATGTGACCGACGACGAGCTGTCCAAGTACGATGAGGGCGTCCAAAAACGCATCAAGCACTTTACGAAGGGCTACCACGAAGAGCGCCGCGCCAAAGAGTCCGCGGAACGTGAGCGCGAGGAAGCCTTGAAGTTTGCGCAAACCATGGCCGAAGAGAACAAAAAGCTCAAGGGCTCTTTGCACCAAGGCCAGAACGCTTTGCTGGAGCAGGCCAAGAAAGTCGTGGCCAATGAGCTCACTGACGCCAAGCGCAAATACAAGGAAGCCTACGAAGCCGGCGACTCGGACGCCCTCGTAAACGCCCAAGAAGAACTCACCAATGTGAAGATGAAAGCCGACCGGGTAAATAATTTCCGGCCTGCCCCTTTACAGGAAGAAGAAAATACAGTACAACCTGTACCACAGCCCCGACAGGCTGCGCCTCTTGATAACAAACTACTTGCTTGGACTGACAAAAATCAGTGGTTTGGTACCAATAAGCGCATGTCAGCATATGCCTTGGCATTGCATGACGAACTTGAAGGGGAAGGCATCCCGGCAGGAAGCGACGAATACTACCGACGTATCGACGCAGAAATGCAGGAGCGCTTTTCGGACCAATTTGGAACCGATGAGCCCGCTGAAGCGACAAAATCTCAGCGTACCAAATCCAATGTTGTTGCACCTGCAACCAGAAGCACTGCGCCCCGCAAGGTCGTGCTAACTCAGACACAGGTGAATCTCGCCAAGCGGCTCGGCGTTCCTTTGGAACTCTATGCTCGTAAGGTTGCGGAAGAAATGAGGAAATGAAAATGGAAAAATCAGCTCGCCCAAGTCGTGATCTTGAAACCCGTGAAATCAAGGAGCGCCCAAAACAGTGGCTGCCTCCCCAATTGTTGCCCGACCCTAACCCGGAACCCGGCTACGCATTTCGTTGGATTCGAGTGAGCACATTGAACAAAGCCGACGCCACTAACGTTTCGTCAAAACTCCGCGAAGGTTGGGAACCTGTAAGGGCTTCGGACCATCCTGAAATCCGCCTGTTTGGCTCGACCAATGGTCAGTTCCCAGATAGCGTGGAAGTCGGTGGCCTGTTACTTTGCAAGACCCCGGTGGAATTTACTGAACAGCGTGACGCGTACTACCGCCAACAAGCGGATGCGCAAATGCAGTCAGTGGACAACACCTTCATGCGCGAAAATGACCCGCGGATGCCTATGTTCAAAGAACGTAGCTCTAAAGTCACTTTCGGAAAAGGTATTTAATTTTTTGGAGTATTCACATGGCTTATCCTACAGTCAGCGCTCCGTATGGTTTGAAAGCCGTCAATTCCCTTGACGGCAAGCCCTACGCAGGCGCAATCCGCCAGATTCCTATGGCATCTGGCTACACTGCCACCTTTTTTGGTGACACAGTGCTCATCGTTGACGGCTACCTGAATAAGGACACCGGCACCACAGCAGCTACCCCTTGCGGCGTATTTGTTGGCGGTTCCTACGTGAACTCAATGGGTCAAACCGTTTACGCCCAGAACCTGCCAGCCGGCGCTACTAGCCCTATCGGCTACGTGGTTGACGACCAGCAAGCTCTGTTTAAAGTGGCCGTTGTGTCGGGTACTACCGTGATTGCTGGCGTGAGCCGCAGCGTGGTCGGTTCCAACATGGCCTTGGTGCAGAACGCAGGTAACACCACAACTGGTGACTCCGGCATCGCAGTGTTGTCCACCAGCACAAACACCACCGCCACTTTGCCAGTCCGTGTCATCGACGTTGTGCCTGACACAGCCACCGGTTCGGATTCGTATGTGGAACTGTTGGTGAAAATCAACACCCACCAATACAACAACACCACTGGTGTTTAAGGAGCTAAATCATGGCAATTTCACGCGCACAACTGCTCAAAGAACTGCTCCCGGGCCTGAACGCATTGTTCGGTCTGGAGTACGCTAAGTACGGCGAAGAGCACAAGGAAATCTACGAAACCGAATCGTCGGAGCGTAGCTTTGAAGAAGAGACCAAGCTGTCGGGCTTCTCTGCTGCACCTGTCAAGAACGAAGGCTCTGCCCTGAGTTATGACAACGCACAGGAAGCATGGACTGCTCGTTACACCCACGAGACCATCGCAATGGGCTTCTCCATCACTGAAGAAGCTGTGGAAGATAACCTGTATGACAGTTTGTCTAGCCGCTACACCAAAGCTCTGGCTCGCGGTATGGCGTACACCAAACAAGTTAAAGGCGCTTATGTGCTGAACAACGCGTTTACTGGTGGCCCTACCTACGGTGACGGTGTGGTTCTGTGCTCTACAGCACACCCATTGATCTCCGGTGGCACTAACAGCAACCGTCCTTCGACCGGCGCTGACTTGAACGAAACTTCGTTGGAAAACGCAGTTATTCAAATCGCAGGTTGGACCGATGAACGTGGTCTGTTGATCGCTGCCAAGCCCAAGAAATTGGTCGTTCCTCCAAGCCTGATGTTCGTGGCTACCCGCCTGCTCGAAACCGAGTTGCGCGTTGGTACAACCGACAACGACATCAACGCCTTGAAGAACAACGGCTCGATTCCTGAAGGCTACACCGTTAACCACTATCTGACAGACACCAACGCTTGGTTCTTGATGACTGATGTGCCAAACGGCTTGAAGCATTTTGTTCGTACCTCGCTGCAAAACTCAATGGATGGAGATTTTGATACGGGTAACGTTCGCTATAAGGCTCGCGAGCGTTACAGCTTCGGCGTTTCGGACCCATTGGGCATCTTTGGATCGCCCGGTTCGTCCTAATAATTGGGTCAAAAGACTTAATATGGAGGCCCTTCGGGGCCTCTTTTCATTTCTGAATCCTTGTGGTACATTACCTGTTACTAAGTCACAGGAGCCAACATGGACACCACAACCCTACCTAAAACCCGTGCTGAAGCCAAAGCTGCCGGTGCTACGCACTACTTTACCGGGGAGCCGTGTAAGCACGGGCATATTGCCCCGCGCAAAACCAAAGGTGCCTGCATTGAATGCCTCAAAGTAGAGTGGCAGCAAGCTGCTGAAACCCGCGCCGATTACTTCCGGGAGTACAACAAACGCGAAGACATCAAAGAGCGCAAGCATGAATGGTATGCAGAGAATCACGAGCAGGTTAAACAAGCCGCAGCTACTCGTCCCTTGCACGTAAAACGGGAGTATCAGAAGACGTGGAAGGAAAAGAATGTCGTTTGGGTTCGGGCAGATACAAAAGCCCGCCGCCGCAAACATAGAGACGCCACCCCACCATGGCTTTCTCGGCAACAAAAAACCGACATCCGCCAGCTCTACCAAATCGCTATTACGATGACCAAGACGACCGGGGAACAGTACGTGGTAGACCACATTGTTCCATTGCGCGGGGAGTCCGTGTGCGGGCTGCATGTGCCATGGAACCTCCGCGTGATTACGCAGGAAGAAAATTTGGCCAAGTCAAACAAACTTCTTGCAACCCCCACCGACAACTGATATATTGGCTCATCCGGGTCTTCCGGTGCGTCAAACTGTCCCGGCAGACTTACATGCAAGATTGACGCACCTAAAACTGCATGAAGGAAATATCATGGGATTCGCAACTCACCTCGGCCCTTGGCTGCTCGGCACTGTTAAAAACACAACCGGCACCACTGCTGCCGCCACTCGCAATACAGGCTGCACCGTTGTTTCGCAAAGCGCAAACGTCGTGTTCGGCACCCTGACCGGCAACGCCATCGCAGTCCCTGCCGGCTCGCAAATCACCAGCGTCACCGTGGTAACTACCACTGTTTTTAGCGCAGCAACAACCGTGGCTTTGAGCATTGGCGGCACCGCGTTTACCACCACAGGCACAATCACTGACGTGGGAGGTATCGTGTTGAGTGCAAACGCCACGACTCCCGGCGGTTGGTTGAATGTTGGTTCCACCGATACTTTTATTACGTACACAATGGCCGGTACAGCACTGACCACTGGCGCGGCCACAATCATCATCAACTACTCCGTTCGTAACTCGGATGGTGCTCAGGCTCAAGCGGCCCAGCAACAGTAATTGACTCCGGGGGCTTCGGCCCCCTTGTTCTAAAGGAGATTGATTATGGCAAATTTAAGCGTAATGAGTTCGATCACCCGCATGGGCACGATTGAGCCATTTGATTTGCAAGTAGCTCGGGGTCAGATTACCGGCCATGAGCCGCTAAACGTGTTTGGCTACTCCACAGCCACCCCCAATTCCGCGTTTATCGCCGCATGGGAAAACAATACGGCTTATGCGTTTCCAACAGTGGCCTCGACCATGCTGGTCACCAGCAGCTCTGCTTCTGACACTGCCGTTACCATTTTGATTACTGGCTTGGACTCTGGCTACAACGTCATTTCTGAGTCGGTAACTTTGGCCGGAACTGACGCAGTTACGACCACAAATGTGTTTTGGCGAATTAACGGCGTAACGACCACCGCAGGCAATGCCGTGGGCACCATATACGTCAAGAACGCTGGTGGCACCACCTATGCGCAAATTGCAATTGGTAGCGGCAAAACCAATATGTCAATTTACACGGTTCCCGCTGGATACACTGCGTACTTGACTCAGTTTGATGCGTTCTCGTCCACCTCGGTTACGTCTGGCGTGTACGCAACATTCCGCGCATTACGCACATCGGTTACTGGCGTGAACACCATTGTTCTTCAAGTTCCGTTTTTGAACGATTACTCAATCACACGCCAATATCCGCTTGTGTTGCCAGAAAAAACAGACTCGCAATGGCAGTGCAAATCCAGCGGCGCTGGGCTTGGCATCGGTATTGTGGTGCTTGGCGTGTTGATTAAAAACTTCAACACGGCTCCATAATGGCAACCGCAAAGAAAAAAGGTCCGTCCTTGGCCGTTGGTCGAGGCGAGAAGTTGTCTGTGTCTAAGGGCGCAGGGCTGACCGCCAAAGGCCGTGCCAAGTACAACGCTGCCACTGGCAGTAACCTCAAGGCCCCACAGCCCCAAGGTGGCCCCCGTAAAGATTCGTTCTGCGCTCGGATGTCCGGTATGCCCGGCCCGATGAAAGACGAAAAAGGCAAGCCTACCCGCAAGGCGGCGTCACTCGCAAGATGGAAGTGCTGATATGACCGAACACAGTGAAACAACAAAACATGTGGTGGACGCTCTATCGTTCATTACTGTACTAGGGACTTTGGCAGACATGCTTCCTTCAATCGCAGCACTATTCACGATTGTGTGGACCAGCATCCGCATTTGGGAAACCCCAACAGTACAAGGTTGGCTTGGCCGAACCGGGGGCAGCGATGCCGAGTAGTTCCAAAAAACAACACAACTTCATGCAAGCGATCGCGCACTCGCCTTCGTTTGCCAAGAAGGTAGGCATCCCACAGTCCGTGGGCAAAGACTTTTCAACTGCGGACAAGGGCCGCAAATTCTCCAAAGGTGGCGATATGAAACATGAAGACGTGAAGATGGACAAAGCCATGATGCAAAAGGCTGTGAACAAACACGAAGGCCGTTTGCATAAAGGTGAGCCCATGACTAAGCTGGCTAAGGGCGGCTTTACTCGCGCTGCTGATGGCATTGCCAGCAAAGGCAAAACCAAAGCCAAGCAAATCGTCATGTGCGGTGGCGGCATGGCCAAACGTAAATAAGGAGAATATTATGGCTGAAAAACAAATGAGTCCCGCTGAGCAAGAAGCCCGAGGCATGATTGCCGACATGAAGCTGCAAAAAGCGTCTGAAAAAGCTTATGACAAGGCTGACAAAACGCCCGCAGCGCCGGCCCCCAAAAAAGCATTTGCTAAAGGAGGTTCTGTGTTCCGGGCTTCGGCCAATGGTATCGCTCAGCGCGGCAAGACTCGTGGGAAAATGTGCTGATATGATGGCCAGCCGCGGCATGGGAGACATCGCCGCCTCCAAGATGCCCAAAGGCGTCAAGAAAGCGCGTCGGGACGACACGGACTTTACTCAGTACGCTGAAGGCGGAAAAGTGGGCCTGTACGCAAATATCAACGCAAAGCGTGCCAAAGGTGCGAAAATGCGTAAGCCCGGCCAAAAAGGTGCCCCCACCGCTCAGGCTTTTATTGACTCTGCAAAGACGGCTAAATCATGACCACTACCGGCTCGACTCTCTTCAACATGGATTTCACGGAGATTGCCGAGGAAGCATGGGAGCGTGCGGGCCGGGAGATGCGTTCGGGCTACGACTTGCGCACGGCGCGTCGTTCCATGAACCTGATGACGATTGAGTGGCAGTCCAAGGGCATCAACATGTGGACAATGGAGCAGGGAATCATCAACCTGACTCCGGGTTTGGCTACCTACGCATTGCCCACGGACACTATTGACCTGCTGGAGCATGTGGTTCGCACGGGCTCCAATACGGCTTCCACTCAGGCAGACTTGACCATCAGCCGTATTAGTGTTTCTACCTATGCCACAATCCCAAACAAGCTGCAGCAAGCCCGGCCCATCCAAGTGTGGGTTCAACGCCTGTCCGGTGAAGTCAACCCTACAAGCTCTACGCTGTCTGTGGGCATCAACGCAACCGACACCACGATCACGCTTAACACGGTGGTTGGCCTAGCCAACGCGGGCTTCATTCGTTTGGATGCAGAAGACATTTACTACACCTACGTCACTGGCAACGTGCTTGGCGGGGTGTTCCGTGGCCAGAACAATACGGTGGCTGCCTCGCATATTGCGACGACTGCTGTGTTCGTTCCGCAGCTTCCTGCTGTAACTGTGTGGCCTACCCCGGACAACTCGACACCCTACCAGTTCGTGTACTGGAGACTTCGCCGCGTCCAAGACGCCGGGGCTGGTGCTGAGACTGCTGATATGAACTTCCGCTTCCTGCCGGCGCTGGCCGCCGGCTTGGCGTACCACATTGCTGTGAAGGTTCCTGAGCTGATGGAGCGCGTGCCCATGCTCAAGCAGATGTACGACGAGACGTTTGAGATCGCTGCCGGCGAAGACCGCGAGAAGGCCGCCATCAGATTCGTCCCACGCCAGATGTATATCGGGGGCTCATAATGGGTAACCGCTTCGCGTCTGGCAAGAAAGCGATTGCGGAGTGTGATCGGTGCGGCCAACAGTTCAAGCTGAAGAAGCTCAAAACCGAGATCATCAAGCAGCGCAAATATGAGCTGCTGGTGTGTCCGGAATGCTGGGACCCCGATCAGCCGCAGTTGATGCTTGGCACGTTTCCGGTAGATGACCCGCAGGCACTGCGCAACCCCCGGCGAGACACGACATACGTGACGTCCGGGACTAACGCAGCAGGCAATCTGTCCGGTGGCTCGCGGGATATTCAGTGGGGCTGGAGTCCGGTTGGCGGGTCCAGTAATTTTGATGCGTCGTTGACCCCCAACTACTTGGTGGGAACGACATTTGTTGGTACAGTTACAGTATCCGTTTCTTAGGAGAAAATCATGGCATTCACACGATCTGCAGACGGCATTGCTAAGCAAGGCAAAACCAAAGGCAAAAACTTGGGCGATAGCGGCCCGGCAGTTGGCCTCATGGCCGGCGGCAAAGGCAAAGGCGGCGGCAAGACTAACGCCAACATGAAGGCTATGGGTCGTAATCTGGCCAAAGTCGCAGCGCAAAAGCGAGGCTAATCATGGCTACATTTAGCAAAAAACTGATGGGCAAAGAAGTTGGCTCCGCCAGCACTTACGCCAAACCGCACACCATGAGTGGCAAAGCTGTTGCTATGGAAACCAATCCCGGCAAAGCACCCAATCGCAGCAAGCTCGATGAGTATGATGTGAGCCTCGGCGCTATCAGCAAGTCTGCCGGCGATGAGCAAGTCAAGACCAGTGGCATCAAGGTTCGTGGAACTGGCGCGGCCACAAAAGGTTTGATGGCCCGAGGCCCGATGGCGTAAGACATGACCTACACCGAACTCGTCACTCAAGTCTCCAATTACTTGGAGAACACGTTCGACACTGATGTCATGGATACCATGATTCGTCAGGCAGAGCAGCGTATTTACAACACGGTTCAATTGGCGAACCTGCGTAAAAACGTGACGGGTACCATCAGCGCGAACAACCAGTACTTGGCATGCCCTGACGACTTTCTGTCAACATACTCACTGGCGGTATTCCCTGAAGGCGGTGGAGACTACCTGTACTTGCTGAACAAGGACGTGAACTTCATGCGGGAAGCGTACCCAAACCCGGCAACTACGGGCAAGCCCAAGCACTACGCAATCTTTGGGCCACAAAGTGCCAACGTCAATGAGTTGGCGTTTTTGGTGGGCCCCACCCCAAGTATCACGTACAGCGCAGAGCTGCACTACTACTATTTCCCCGAGTCAATCGTGACTGCAGGAACTACGTGGCTAGGCGACAACTTTGATTCTGCGCTGCTGTACGGCACGATGTGCGAGGCAATCACCTACATCAAGGGTGAGGCCGATATGGTCAAGCTGTATCAAGATCGCTATGTGCAGGCTATTGCGCTGCTCAAGAACTTGGGTGACGGCAAGCAACGCGCCGATGCCTACCGTGACGGGCAAGCTAGGATTCAGGTCTCATGAGCTCGATTGCCCAAACGCAAACCACCAGCTTCAAAAAAGAGCTGTATCAGGGCATCCATGACCTGTCTACCGACACGATCTACATCGCCCTATACACTGCTGCCGCTGACCTGAACCAAGCCACTACCATATACAGCGCAACCAATGAGGTTGCGGCCTCTGGCTACACGGCGGGCGGGCAGGTTATGACTGGTGTGTCGATCAGCTCCGATGGCTATACAGCCTATGTCAACTGGGACAATGTGAGCTGGACAACAGCGGTTACAGCCCGGTGCGCGTTGATCTACAACGTCACGCAAGGCAACAAGTCGGTGGCAGTGCTGGACTTTGGTTCAGACAAGACATCGACAACCACGTTCCTCATCACCATGCCCGCCAATACGGCAACGGCAGCCCTTATCAGGAGTTCAAATTGATCGTTACCACCACCAAAGGCGACATGGACGACTCCTTACTTGAGCGTAAGGATGGGGCCGTAGACAACGACAATGAGCACACCACTTGGGTGGAGTATTGGCTGGATGGCGAATTGGTTCACCGTTCGGTGCATGTGACTTTAAAGAAAACACCCACTTTTGCTGTTGCTGAAGCAGCGGCTATCGCATAAGGAGCCACCATGGCAAACACGCAAAGCATGACAACCAGTTTCATGGGCGAGCTAATGACAGCTACCCACAATTTTGGCGTTGCCCCAATCCGCGCAGCGACCACCGCTGACACCTTTAAGGCGGCGCTGTACTTGACCAGTGCCACAGTCAACGCGGCTACTACTGCGTACTCGGCAACCAACGAAGTCTCCGGCGCGGGCTATACGGCTGGCGGCGTTGCGGTAACCAACGCAACTCCTCCTACGGCGACCAACAGCTCGGCCACTGCAGGCGTAGCATATTGGACCCCTTCTGCTTCGATCACGTACACCTCGGTGACCTTGACGACCGCCTTTGATGCAGTCCTGATATACAACAGCACGCAGTCCAACAAAGCAGTGTCAGTGCATACGTTTGGTTCACAGACCATCACCGCGGGCACGTTTGTATTGACCATGCCAGCCAACACCACTTCAACCGCATTGTTGCGCTTGTCTACAACCTGATAGGTGAGCCATGTCTCTCGGCTGGGGTGACGGCGCGTGGGGAAGTAATGGCTGGGGCGGTACTCTTGACGCTACTGGCGTTGCGGCTACCGGCGCAGTCTCTTCAGTCACGCCTGTCATTTCGATTGCGCTCACGGGCGTGGGCGGGGACGGCGCAGTAGGGACTGTTGAAGAGTCGATCCGCGTTCCCGAACTTGGCGATTCCGCGGTAGGGACGGTGGGGGTTGTTGGCCCGATCATCTCTGTGGCTATAACAGGTGTTGGAGCCTCCGGCGCTGTAGGCTCTGTCGTCAAGAGTCAGTCCGTGGCGCTAACAAGTGCATGGGCCACAGGCGCAGTCAACTCCGTCATACACTCGGCCACGGTAGCTTTGGCAGGCGTGCCCAGCGCGGGCTTGGTCGGCACGGTCAGCCCGGATAAAAGCATTGGGCTCACAGGAGTTGGCGCAGACGGCGCAGTTGGCACCGTAACGCAATCCGCTACTGTTGAGCTGTTGGGTGTTTCCGGTATTGGCACCGCGGGGCAGGTCATTGTCCCGCTACTTCCTGTTATAGCCGCAGGCGACATTGGCTCGGTGGGGCCGGTTATTTCGATCGAACTGACTGGCGTAGGCGGTAGCGGCGAGCTAGGGGCTATAGAAATGGCTCCGCGTAGTTTTGCACTGACAGGCGTCTTTGCGCAGGGTGCAGTGGGTGATGTGATCGCCGTATACTGGAAGCCAATACCGGACGACCAAAACCCTGATTGGCAAAATATCAATAATGCGCAGACTTCCGGTTGGGCATTAATAGGTGACACGCAGACTCCAAGCTGGCAAAATGTGAGTAATTCGCAAACGCCCGCTTGGGGCGGTGTTGAAACAGTACAGACCCCCGAATGGGAAGACGTCGTAACTTGAGGTTTACATAATGACTACAGCATACTCACCACTCTTGGGCTTGGCCCTGCCGGTCACGGGCGAACTCAGCGGCACATGGGGCGATATCGTAAACAACTCGATTACGTCCCTGCTGGACTCCGCGGTGGCGGGCACTACGACCCTGAGCACTGACTTAGACGTTACGTTGAGCACCACTACAGGCGCATCCAACACGGCGCGTGAGGCTATTCTGTTGTTCTCTGGCGCACGCACTGCATTGCGCACCATCACTGCCCCGGCTCAGTCCAAGATTTACACCGTCATCAACGCAACCACTGGCGGGTTTGGCGTGAACGTTGTTGGCGCTGGCCCGACTACCGGCGTGACCATTGCTGCGGGCGAATCCGCCGTCATTGCATGGAACGGCTCCGACTTCATCAAGATCAGCAACACTTCGGGCGCAGGCGTCTTTACGTCCCTCACCAACACCAGCTTGACCTCTGGCCGGGTGGTCTACAGCACCACCGGTGGCCTTGAGACTGATTCCGCAAACTTGGCTTTCACCGGCACCCAGTTGGTCATTGGCGGCGGTTCTGCGGTCACCAAGCTGACCGTTGCCGGAGCTTTAAGCTCAAGCGCTTCCGAGGCGGTGACCTACACAACATCGGGTAGCACCGCCACAGCCAATACAAGCCTGTTCATTACGTCCCCAGTGACGTTGGGTACAAACGTATCGTATGGTTCGCTGGTCAACCAAACAATTACTGGGACATCTTCGTCTGGGTACAACTCTACTGGCTATAGCACAGTTCAAAAATTGGGGGCGGTAACCGGCGCTTCGCCACAGGCTTATGGTTTTGGGGCCACTATATCTCGCGGGGATGCCTCAGATACTGCAACAGGGGCTACCCTGCGTGGTGGGTCTTTCTCGGTATTCACGGAGCCAACCTTAAATAGTGCGGCTACAGTTAACGTGCTAATGGGGCTTAACACGCAATCAACTGTGGACAGTCCCGGTTTAATTACACTCTTAGGGGGGGTAAACGCGCCTGTTTCTCTTAGTTCGCCCACTGCCACAACCAATACAAATGCAACCTCCGTTACTGGGGTTTCAAGTTTTATCAATGTCGGAATTAACACAGGCACAGCAGGGCTAACACATACAGTTGGGACAATTTCCGGGGTCTCCTTGGGGGGGAATATCGGGTCGGGCACAGTCGCATCTACAACAAACGTAACCACCGTTTACCGTTTCAATTCTGGGGTATCAACTATTGGTAGTGCCACCGCCACTGCAACAGTGACAAACTGGTATGGGCTAAACATTGGGGCCATGACTTTAGGAGCCCTTGGCACAATCACAAACCGCTATGGCATCTATGTGGCTGACACTGTTGCCAAGAACTACTTCGGTGGCTTTGTGGGCATCGGCAACACGGCTCCCGCATTTAACCTTGATGTGACCGGCACGGCCAACATTACAGGCGCTGTGACGCTTGCTGGAGGCACTGCCAATGGTGTCGCCTACCTGAACGGCTCCAAGGTGCTCACAACGGGCGCTACGCTGGTCACTGACGGCACAAACTTGCTGGTCAATACCGCAACTGCGGTTACCAAACTGACGGTCAACGGGGCTCTTAGCTCGGGTGCTTCTGAGGCTGTAACGTACACCACATCGGCAGGCACGGCCACCGCTAATACCAGCCAGTTCATTAACTCGCCCGTTACGTTGGGCACAAACATTTCAATTGGCTCGTTGGTCAACCAAGCGATTACTGGGACATCTTCGTCTGGGTACAACTCTACTGGCTATAGCGCAGTTCAGAACATCGGCGCTATTACAGGTACTGGGTCATTGACTTATGGTTTTAGCTCCATTATTTCTCGTGGGAATGCCTCAGATACTACAACTAATGGACAAATTTATGGGTTTTTCTCACAACCTCAAACTTTATCAACATTGCCTAGTTCTGCCACCACTAATTTGATTGCTGGGTATATTACGAGTCCAGCTATCAATGGCGGGGGATTAGTAAGCGGCATGAACGGTTTACGCGCAACAATGAATCAGGCCACAAACCCTGCGGCTAATACTTCATCGACAACTGTTTGTGTGGCTCAAGGAGGAATTAACTTTGCCATATCTACGGGAGTTGCTACAACGCACACTACAACAACGGCAGCACACTATCTTGCCATTATGAATTTCGGAAGTGGAAGTTCCGGCAGCACGTCTACGGCAACGACCTATTTCCTTGTTGGAAATCTATCATCGCCTACCATTGGCAGCGCTACTGACACTGCAACAATCACGAATTGGTACGGGGTGAACTTGCTGGCTCCAACCGTAGGAGCCCTTGGCACAATCACGAACCGCTGGGGTATCTACTCATCTGACACAGTGGCTAAAAACTACTTCGGCGGCACTGTGGCCGTAGGAACAACAACGCCTTCTGCTTCGGCTATTTTGGACGCGCAAAGCACCACAAAAGGTGTGCGCATGCCCAACATGACCACCACCCAGAAGAACGCCATTGCAAGCCCCGCAGCGGGCCTGATGGTGTTTGATACCACCCTCGCAAAACTCTGCGTTTATTCTGGCGCTGCTTGGCAGACCATCACTTCAATCTAAGGACACCCATGACTACTTACACTTGGAAAATCAACCAACTCGAATGCACCCCAGCCGTGGGTGACAAGACAAACGTGGTCGCTTGCGTCCACTGGACTTGCGAGGGCACTGACGGCGTTGTGACCGGCCACCACCATGGCGTTACAGGCTTCATGTACAAGGAAGGCGGCAGCTTCACGCCGTTTGCCAGCCTGACCCAAGATCAGGTGTTGCAGTGGGTGTTTGGCGCTCTGGAAAAAGAAGCCGACGACGCTTTTGAATCCTTGGACGAAGAAGAGAAAAAGAGCCAGACCCGCATGGGCGGCGTGGAGCGCGTGCAGGGCTTTGTTGCCGATCACATTCGCCACATTGCGCGTCCGGTTAAATCGGCTGTGCAGTCGCCTTGGGTGGCATAATCGCCCCGGGGTTACACGGCTTCCCCATTTAAGCCGCTGCTGGAGTTGATACATGAACGAAGAACTGAACACGCCTATCGAATTGAAACTGCCTTTGGGCGCTGTCAATATCGTGCTGGCTGCGTTGGCTAAAGCCCCTTATGAGCAAGTTGCTGATTTGGTGCAAACCATCCGTGAACAGGCAATCCCGCAAGTCCCTAAGCCTGCCGCCGCGCCGGCTGCAGCCGAAGACTAAATTAACGGCCTTCGGGCCGTTTTTCACATAGGAGTTCCCATGAAAACTTATCTGCTTGAACGCGCAAAAGAGCCCTCTACTTGGCGTGGGGCTGTGCTGCTGTTGACCGCTATCGGGGTTCCAATTGCGCCCGCAATGGTTGAGTCCATCGTCTCCGTTGGCCTGTCTTTGGCCGGCCTGATTGGTATCTTCGCTGCCGACAAATGAGACAGAACTTTGCCCAAGCCCTGCAAGCCGTCCTGAAACACGAAGGCGGGTTTGTCAACAACCCCAAAGACCCGGGCGGCATGACCAATCTTGGTTGCACCAAAGCCGTTTGGGAAGAGCACTGCGGCCACCCGGTCGAAGAGAAAGCCATGCGGGCGTTGACACCTGCTGATGTTGCGCCGCTGTACAAGCGCAAGTACTGGGATAAGGTCCAAGGCGACGAGCTGCCAAATGGCGTGGACTATGTTGTTTTTGATTGCGCTATCAATAGCGGCCCCGGGCGTGCGGCGAAGATGCTGCAAGCTTGCGTTGGAGTTGAACCTGATGGCGGCATCGGGCCAAAAACGCTTGCGGCAGTAAGGGCTGCGGACCCCCAGCAGCTCGTAAAAGACTATGCGAAACGTCGGTTATCCTTTATGATGGACTTACCTACTTGGGGTACGTTTGGCAAGGGCTGGACTCGCCGGGTAAACGAAGTAGAGGCAGTCGGCCTCACCATGACAAAGTGAGGTAGCCAGTGCTCAAGAAAATTTTGTTCAGACCCGGCGTTAACCGGGAGAACACCCGATATGCTTCTGAAGCTCTGGGTTCTGTGCAGGGCGCTGCGCAGTCAGTTGGCGGTTGGTACGAATCAAACAATGTGCGTTTTCGCCAAGGCACGCCCGAGAAACTCGGTGGCTGGGTCCGGCTGTCTTCTTCGTTTTTTCTTGGCGTGTGCCGCACATTGTGGAACTGGATAACCCTTACAGGGCAAAACCTGTTGGGGGTAGGCACAAATTTGAAGTTCTATATTGAGAACGGCGGGGCCTACATCGACATCACTCCGATTCGTGCAACAATAACGCTGGGTACCGACCCCTTTAGCACCGTATCAGGGTCCACTACGGTTACCGTAACCGACGCCACGGGCGGTTGGGTTAGCGGCGATTTTGTCACGTTCAGCGGCGCTACCGCCGTGGGCGGGTTGGTGATAGTTGGGGAGTATCAGCTCTCCATCATTGGCACAAGCGTCACGCAATACACAATTCAAGCGGACAGCGCCGCATCCTCGACAGCTACGGGCGGCGGGGCTGCCGTCGAAGCGCAATACCAAGTTAACGTAGGGCCGGCGTTCGCGGTTCCGGTGGTCGGCTGGGGCGCGGGCGCTTGGGGCTCGGGCGAGTGGGGTATTGGCACAACTACAACGTACCCTATGCGGTTGTGGAACCAAGATAACTTTGGCCAAAACCTTATCTTCGGCCCTCGCGGGGGCCCGATGTACTACTGGGAAGCCGTGACCCCGATCAACACTCGCGGGGTGTTGATCTCTAGTTTGATGGGGGCCGACGCTGATGTGCCGTTGGTGCAGAACTACTTGCTGATATCGGATACCTCGCGGTTCGTGTTCGCCTTTGGGTGCAACGATTACTCCGATACCGTCCAGAACCCCATGCTAATTCGGTGGTCGGACCAAGAGTCGGTCATTACGTGGACCCCAGCGCCCACAAACCAAGCGGGTAGTTTGCTGCTCTCTCACGGCTCTCAGATCATTACGGCACTGCAAGGCCGCCAAGAAATTTTGGTGTGGACAGATTCGACCCTTTACTCCCTGCAGTATTCAGGCCCGCCAGCCGTTTGGGGGTCTCAGTTGGTGGGGGACAACATTTCCATTGTGGGCCAGAACGCTATGGCTCTAGCTTCGGGCGTTGTATATTGGATGGGCGTGGATAAGTTTTACAAATACGACGGCACCGTAAAAACGTTGCGTTGCGATTTGCGCCAGTATGTGTACAGCGACATTAACCTGTTGCAGAAGGCCCAGTTCTTTGCGAGCACCAATGAAGGATTCAACGAAATCTGGTTCTTTTATTGCAGTGCCGACTCAGTTCTGATCGACAAGTACGTGGTGTACAACTACGCGGAAGATATCTGGTACTACGGCCTCATGGGGCGCACGGCATGGTTGGACTCTGGCCTGCGGGATACCCCGATTGCAGCTACTTACGCAAACAACCTTGTCAACCATGAAAGCGGGGTCGATGACAATACGCTGGCTACCCCGCAGCCAATCACGGCGCTAATTGCGTCGTCGGAGTTTGATATCGACGATGGCCACAACTATGGGTTTGTTCGGCGTATCCTGCCTGACTTGACCTTCCGTGGGTCTGCCAACAACATCACTCCGCAAGTGACGATGACCTTGATCCCCTTGGCGAGCTCTGGCTCTGGGTACACGACTCCGGCTTCCGAGGGCGGAACTAACATTGCAACTGTTCAGCGTATTACGACTGCGCCTGTGGAAGAGTTTACGGGGCAAGTTTTTATTCGTGTGCGGGGCCGGCAGATGGTGTTTCGCATAGACTCAAACCAGCTCGGTTGCGCTTTTCAAATCGGGGCTCCGCGAATTGATTTGCAGCCGGATGGCCGCCGGGGGAGGTAACATGACAATTACAGCCAAGGTGAACGTAGCCCCACCAAATCTTCCGCTTGCGCCCCTGCAGTATGACCGCGAGTATTTTGACCAACTTACCAAGATTTTGCGGTTGTACTTTAACCGCATCAGCGTTCCGCAGGACTACGCTATGAGAACCTTTAGCGTGGACGTAGAGCGCATGCCCACCGAAGCCGACGTGGCTAACCTGCGTGTTGGCGATGTGTACAGAGATACCACTGCGGACAACGCACTGAAAGTGAAGGTTTGAAATGGCAACCTCTTTTGTTGATTCCTTAAAAAGTGCGGCGCAAGCGGCTCAAGAAAGATTGCAAGCCAGAAACGATGCTGTAACCATATTAGCCAACAACATCGTTGCTCAAAACACGATGGACAAGTGGTCCACCGGCTCTGGATTGAGCAAGGAAGCCGCCGCCCGAATGATGGCGGAGAAGATGTATGACCAAGCCGGCATCACGCGCTTGGAAGACTTTGGCAAAGTTCCGGTCAAAGAGACGTTGGACGTCGCCAACCAAAACGGCGTTTCCGGCTACTGGACTCAGCAAGGCCAACAGGTCGAAATGGGCGATGGGTTTGGCACTGTTTATTCTGACGTATTTGTCCCCCTAACTCCAGCCGAACAATCGCAAGTCAAAGACGGCAAGCTGGTGCGTGACACCGGCCAGACCACCTACGGCAACAAGGTAACCGGCCAAACCATTCCAATGGAGTACGACCGCGCAAAACCCAATGACTGGGGCGGTACGTTTGCTGGTGATAGTAGCTCAGGCTTTGGTGTGCAGTTCAATGAACTTGGCATGCCCATGTTCTATACGCACTACGACGTGGACAACGGCCCGTGGGGAGCTATCCTTTCTATTGCTTCGTTGGTTCCGGGCCCGCAACAGCCGTTTTTGATGGCTGCAAATGCTGCGCTGCAGTACGAACAGGGCAACACCACCGGGGCTTTACTGAGCGCTCTTGGAGCGGCTGCCGGGTTTGGCAGTCAGGCTTTGAATACAGCCGCGCAAGCGGATGCTGCGGCAACCGCCGCACAACTTGGAATGACCGCCGAGCAAGCGCAGGCCATGGGCCTTGTGGCATCTTCTTCGTCCACGATGTCCGCCGCACAGTTTCTGTCTACCGTGCAAACAGCCCAGCAGGGGGTTGCAGTGCTCAACGCACTGAACAGCAAAAACTTTGCGGGTTTGATTGGGTCCTTGACAAACCTTGCGCCCCAACTTGGGGTCACAATCCCCGAGGATTTAGTGAAGCCGATTCAAGTTGCTGCTATTGGCGCGGCGGCCAGTCGGGGGGACTGGGCTGCTATGGCGAACGCCGCAGGAACGCTCACAAAAAGCTCTGACTTGGCGCTCGCCAGCAAGGGCATCAGTTTGGTAAATGCGGTTAAATCCGGCAATCCCGCCGCCATGATGGCCGCTGCTGTAGGCTTTGGGAAGCAAGCCGGGCTAGATAGCTCCGTTGCTAAAGCCACCCTTAAAAGTGCCGGCGTTGCCGCAAACGATGCGCAAGTTGCGGCCATTACAAATGCCGCGGACCCTACGAAAGCCGTGCAGTCCGTCATTGATGAAAACGAAGTTCTCAAGAAGTTATACAAAGAAGAGACCGGCTCAGAAATTTCATTTGACACGTTAACGGCTGCAGTAAATACGACAGACCCAACCAAAGCCGTTGATGCTTTAACCGCTACAAAGGACGAAGCCGCTGCAGAGTTCAAGTCTGTGTTTGGCCGTGAAGGTACGGCTGCGGAAATTGCAAAGTATGTGGGGCAGCCTGAAGATACATCGTTTGCGGCGATCCAAGGGGATAATACAGCTATTGACAGCGGGTTCAAAGACTCGCAAGACATGCAAGCCGCTACAACGGCGGGTTTTACCGATGCAAAAGATTGGACGCAATATCAAGGGTTGTCCGCGGGCGCAAAACAAAACTACGCGGACCTTGTACAGATGGGCACTGATACCGGGAACGCCATGGCCATGGCGGGCGCGTTTGATACCAATTACTCCCAGTGGTCTGAGGGGGACCAGTACGCGGCGCTGTCTAAATCCAATGATGCGGCGATGACCGCTTTAAAACCCGGCACCGCCGGGTTTACGAAAAAATTCAATGCTATTCTTGAAAACGAAATTGCATTGGGTAGCAAGGGGTACATGCAGCCCATTGGGAACGGCACGTATTTGAATGCCGACATATTGTGGTCAAAAGACGCTAAAGGAAATTGGAAGAGCCAAGTGCTAACCCCTGCGCAAGTTGGGGAGTACACCACCAATGCAATTTTGAACAGCGTCGCAACGCCTACTACGCCGGATACTTCTGCTCCTCCCGCAGAACCTAACTTCCTTGAAAAGTACGGCGCGATATTTGGTATGGGTACTTCAGACCCTACGGCCCAAAAAGCTGCTATGTTTGGCGGCGGGGCTTCCTTCAACAATGGCACTTCGGACGGGTTCTCACTTTTTGCTACCGATGGCGAAAAGAAAGAAACCATTGTTTGGTACGAAACCAAACTTGCCGATTTACAAAAAGACCCAACCGTGCCTGCAGCCGACGTGGCCAAAGCCAAAGATATCTTGAAGACCATGGAAGATACGCCCGTGGTTCCGCCGGAGAAAGCCGTGGAAGTCGCTAAGACGGTCGTAGCAGAAGATACGAAAACGGTAGAAACTGCCAAGACAGTCGCGGACAAATCCGCCGCGGCGGCAATAGAAGCGGCTCAGGACCCCAAATCGTCGCCTACGCAAATAGCTGATGCGCAAGTACAAGCCATCATTGACGCTCAAGCTTACCAAACTGCGCAGGATAAGGCCCAAAAATCTACTGCCAATGTGCAAGTAGCTACCAACGCCGCTGCCGCCGCACAAGCTGCTGCGGACGCTAAGGCCGCTGCCGACGCTAAGGCCGCTGCCGACGCTAAGACTGCTGCGGATGCTAAAGCCGCCGCTAACGTTAAGGCCGCTGCTGACGCTAAGGCTGCTGCCGACGCACAAGCCGCTAAGGCTGCTGCTGACGCCAAGACTGCTGCCGCCGCACAAGCCGCTGCCGCTAAGGCCGCTACGGATGCCAAGACTGCCGCTGACGCTAAGGCCGCTGCCGACGCTAAGACTGCTGCTGATGCACAAGCCGCTAAGGCCGCTGCCGACGCTAAGACTGCTGCTGATGCACAAGCTGCTGCTACTGCCGCCGCAAAAGCTGCTGCGGATGCTAAGGCTGTGCAAGACTCCAAAGATTTGCAGGATTTAAAAAATTCTACGCAGACCGGGTTTGAAGGGGTGCGCAATGAATTAGCTACCGCCATCAAGGCCGCGACGGACATGGGCCTGAAGGGTGATGCTGCGCTGCAAGCAGCGATCGACTCCGTAGCCGCTACGCAAAAGACCAGCTCTGCTGATTTGCTGGCCAAGCTGGGAACCACGACCGCTGACTTGAAGAGCCAGTTCTCCGCCGATTTAGCCAAGTCGCAAACCGCTACGCAAGCGAGCATAGAGGACGTAAAAATAAGCTTGTCGGCTGCCATCAAAGCCGCTACGGACGCCGGACTGACCGGGGACGCAGCTCTGCAGAAGGCCATAGATTCCGTAGCCGCTACGCAAAAGACCAGTTCTGCTGATTTGCTGGCCAAGCTGGGAACCACGACCGCTGACTTGAAGAGCCAGTTCTCCGCCGATTTGGCTGGTGTCAAGACCACCGTAGCGAACATGCAAGCCCAACTGTCGGATGCCATCAAGGCCGCGACGGACATGGGCCTGAAGGGTGATGCTGCGCTGCAAGCAGCGATCGACTCCGTAGCCGCTACGCAAAAGACCAGTTCTGCTGATTTGCTGGCCAAGCTGGGAACCACGACCGCTGACTTGAAGAGCCAGTTTGCTACGGATTTGGCCGGGGTTCAGACGGGGCTGGAAACAAGCATAGCGGGCACGCGCACAGCCCTTGAGACTGCAATCAAGGCCGCTACGGACGCTGGACTGAAGGGTGATGCTGCGCTGCAAGCAGCGATCGACTCCGTGGCTGCCACTCAAAAGACCAGCTCTGCCGAGTTGCTGGCCAAGCTGGGGACCACAGCCGCTGACTTGAAGACCCAGTTTGCTACCGGTTTGGCCGGCGTATCTGCAGACGTTCAGGCAAAGTACGACACGCTGACCGCCGCGCAAAAAGCCACTGCGGACGCTTTGGTAAAACAAGGGGCGGACCTCGCCACGGCAATTGCTACCGCGCAAACTCAAACCACGCAACAGATCGCAAACCTTGGCACTGGCCTGAACGCACGGATTGACGAGTTGGTAAAGCAAGGTCAGACTCAGCAGGCCGCTACGCAACAAGCATTTGCCGAACTGAATGCGCAAAACCAGACTTTGACGGGCCAGATCGGAACTCAAGGCCGCACTGCTACGCAAGCCGATATCGACGCTTTGACCGGCATGGTAAGCGGCCAGACTGCGCCAAATCTGTCCTACGATGTCAACGGCGACAAGCAAATCACGCAAGCCGATATTGACTTTTTGTCGGGCGTGGTGTCTGGCAAGACAACAAATTGGCGGCCAACAACCGGGTCCCCATGGGCAGCAACCGGACTGTACGGCCAAATTCAAACCGGCCAGTGGGGCCAAGAAGACGCCGCCGCTGCCGCTGCGGGGGAAGCCGCCAAACAAGCTGCTGCTCAACGAGCCTCCGCCGCTGCCGCTGCCCAACAAGCCGCTGCAAATGCACGGCAAGCTCAAGGCACTGCGCTCAAAGGTCAAGCCCAGCAAGGCACGCAAAACGTCATGCAGCAACTGCAGGCAATGCAAACCGCTGGGTCCGCGGCAGCGCCCGCTGTGCCTTTGGTGGAGGCCGGCCCCGGGTTCAACGTAGAAGACGAGCTGAATACCAACTTTTTCAGTGACTTCTTTGCTAAAAAACCCCAGCAAACTTCTACGCAGACGACTAAAATCGCTTCTGGCGGGTACCTTGACGACTTGCTGGCGGGGACTTCATCGGCAGACGACCTGCTGAATCTCTTACGCTAAAGGAATTACTATGAGCGGCTATTACGACGAATACTCGGGAGACTGGGTTGACCTTGGCGATGAGTTTGCAGGGTTTGAGCAACTGGACAATACGTCTGGTACACAAACAATCGACAACCTTGGGCAAACTACGTACACCTACGACGACGGCTCTACACTGATTGTTGACGATAGCGGGAACCCCATTAGCAGTACCGAAAGTACGGACTCTACGGGAAGTTCAATTGCTGCTAACAGCGCCCTTGCTTGGATCAATAAGAACTTAGGGTCAACCGCTGCCTCTGCCTTCACCAAAATGATGGCGTCCCCCGGAGCTACTCTGGGTACTGCTTTGGCGGCTGCCAAAATGCTCAGTGGCGGCAACGCCGTTCAAACGGGTGGGTACAGCAAAGCCATTCCTAAGATGGAGCAAGTGCGCCAGCAGGTGCAATACAACGACCCTAACCGGGTGCCCGGTTCTGCAGGCCGCCAGTATTTTACAGATGCCCAATACATCCCTCAGGGCGACGAAGCCGCCAAGACCGCGGCTATGGCAACGGCCAACACGCAAGCTCAAGGCATACTGGCTGCTCGTCCTGCTGCGGCTGCGCCTGCGGCTAACCCCTATGCGGGCAAAATGAACCGCGGTTTTGCGGCTGCTCCTGTTGCTGCGCCTGCCCCTGCCGGCCTGCCGGCATCCAGCGTTATCCAGACAAACCCTATCCCCCCAGCACAAGGAACAAAAATGGCACATGGAGGCATCGCGGGCTTTGCGCATGGTGGCCGGTATCTGCAAGGCAATACCGATGGTATGGCTGATGAGCTGCCCACTTCGATCGACGGTAAACAACCTGCGGCGCTGAGCCATGGTGAGTTTGTAATTCCTGCGGACGTAGTGTCTCATTTAGGCAACGGTAACTCCGACGCTGGCGCAGAGAAGCTGTACGACATGATGTCGCGCATCCGCAAAGCCCGCACGGGTAACGAGAAGCAAGGCAAAGAAATCAACCCGGACAAGTTTATGCCCGGTGGTTTGGCTGCAGCTTACGCCGCTGGCGGCTCCGTTCGTGGTTTTGCTACTGGCGATTTGGTCCCCGGCGCTACGTCTCCTACCGCAACTCCTGCCGCTTCGGTCCCCAGTTATGGCAGCTCCACATCGTCTAGCCTGTCTCCATGGGCCGGTGATTACGTGACCAACATGCTGGGCCAAGGCCAAGCGGCTGCGGCTGCGCCGTACCAAGCCTACACAGGTCAATTGACCGCGGGCCCATCCAACTTGCAGCAGCAAGCGTTTACCGGCGCAAGCGAGAACGTCCAAGGCGGGTACAACCCGACGACCTTTACTGGTGGGGCATTCAATGCGCAAGCCGCGCAGCAGTACATGAACCCGTACTTGCAAGCATCCCTTGACCCGCAGTTGAAAGAGCTGCAGCGCCAAGCTCAGATCGGCAACATGACTGACGCAGCCAAGCTGACTCAAGGCGGGGCCTACGGCGGCGGACGCCAAGCCGTTTTGATGGGTGAGCAAAACCGCAACCTTCTGGACAAATCCAGCGGCCTGTTGAGCAGCGGGTACAACACTGCGTTTACCAACGCGCAGCAGCAATTCAATGCCGATCAAGCTCGCAACCTGCAGACCCAACAAGCCAGTGAAGCATCTCGTCAGTACGGCGCGGATTACGGCCTTAAGGCGTTGGACCAGTTGTCCGGCATGGGCGCTACGCAACGCGACATCACCCAGCAAGGGCTCACCGCAGATCAGAAGCAGTTTGAAGAGCAGCGCGATTACGCACTCAAGATGCCGCAGTACCAGAAAGACTTGCTCACGGGCTTGCCTATTACGACAAATGCAACGACGTCAAACACCACGCAGTTGGGGCAGATCGGGTCCTCGATCAGCAACTTGCAATCTTTGTACGACCAACTTGCTAAGCTTGGCGTGACCCCTGAAGCGGCTACTCCGACTACAACTACACCTGCGAAGTAAGGACCCCTATGAATCTCGTCAAAGCACAAGAGCTGCTCAAGGGCATGCCCATTCCAGAACTGCAGAAGTACGCCAACGGCTTCAGCCCCGAGATGATTCCACCATGGCTGGCCATGGGCGAGATGAACGCCAAGATGGAGCAGCAAAAGAAAATGGCCGCCATGCAAGGCGCAGCCAGCGGCCCACAGCCTAGCGTCAAAGAACAGATCGAGCAAAAGGCCGGTCTGATGGCGTACCAAGCGCAGCAGCAAGCTCAAGCGCAGCAGCAGATGACGCAGCAAGCCCAGAATGCCCCCATGCCAGCACCCGCAGGTGTCCCGCAACCGCAAGGACAACCGCAAGCACAAGCTCAACCGGAACAGCCCGCTATGATGGCTTCCGGCGGTCTGGCTGGGGCCCCCATCCGCTTCAACTTTGACGGTGGCGGTATCGTTGCGTTTGCTGATGGTGGAAAAACCCAGTACACATTGCAGCAGCAAGGCGCTGATTGGGAGGCTAGACGCCAAGCAGCTAGAGACGCAAAAGCTGCGACGCCTGAATCGGTATCAAGTGTTGCCGACGAATTGAAGTCCTTGCAAGAAGCCCGTGAACGCTATATTCGCGCCGGCTCCGACACTTCCGCAATCGACCAAGCTATTGCTAAGCTGTCGGCACAAATGCGGCCCGTTATGCAGGATGACCCGCGTCTGCAGCCTCCACCCCCAGTTGCTTCGGGTACACCTAACTTGCCCGTGACTCCTAGTGCTCCCCCTGCGGGACTACCCGCTGCCGTGGCCGGCGCAACCCCACCTCCTGCAGCTCCACCCGGGGCTCCACCCGGGGCTCCACCCGGGGCCCCACAGCCACGCCCACCCGGTCTTCCCGGCGCAATGGCACCACGGCCCCCAGCAGCTCCAACCGCGCCACCCGGCCCAGCTCAAGGTAGCGCAGAACAAATGGCCTTGCAGGCTGTGAAAGAGCAGCGCACCGCGATGACCCCTGAAGCTGCTATGGGTCAAGAGAAGCAGTTTGCGGCCAACTACGGGCTGGACAAACCCCAAGACACCGAGCAGCGCGGCTTGCTGGCTGCAATGAAGCAGCGCAATGAGCAGTACATGGCTGGCCGCCCGATGGCGGAGTTGGGCGCAACACTGCGCGGGTTTAGTGAAGGCCACGGCGGCGCAGGCGCAGCAAGTGCTCGCGCACAGCAGGAAACTTACAACACTGACATGGCCAACCAACGGGAGCAGTTGAACGCCATTGATGCGTTGAGCAAGCGCAACCAAGAACTCAACAAGAACCGGTACACCTCTGCCGGAAGCTTGTTTGGCGAAGACAAAAAGTCCGCGGACGCCTTTAACAAAGATCGCATGCAGACTCTGGGCACTATGTCCAATGCGGCGACGCAAGAGCGCAGTAATAAATACAGCGCTGACATGCACTACAAAGCTGCATTAGCGCAAATTAGCGCTGCCGCAGCACGAAACAATATGGACTTGACGCAAAACCAAAAAGCCCAGCTTGCCGACAAAGCTATGGACAACGTAACCGCGCAAATTAAAGCCAATATGAAGCTGCAAATGGATGTGGCCAAGAACCCGGCAATTCTGCAAGAGATGGTTCGCAAAGAAACTGACCGCTTGATGTCGGCTGCCGGCGGCACTACAATGGCCCCAGCCCCCGGCGCAGCAAGCCCCGGCGGAACCAGTACCTCCGGTTGGGGAAAAGCCTCAGTCGTTAAATAGAGACGCATCATGCCACTTTATCGCATCACAGCACCCAACGGACAAACCTACCAAATAGAAGGCCCAGAGGGGGCAAGTGATGCGGATGTGGCCAATGCGGTCATGGCACAGCACCCCGGCGCAGGGGCTGCGGCCCCCAAACAAGCTCCGTTCTCCCTCAAAGATACCGCAGTTGCGGCAGGGCAAAGCGCTCTTGGTGCAACCAAATCTATTGCTGAAGCGTTTGGTGCGGGCAACGCCCCCGCTGAGTACCTTGAGAATCTCCAGAAAGGTTTGGGCACATATCTTTCCCCAGAAAGGCAAGCTGAGCAGCAGCGCCGCGCTGAAATGGAAAAAGCCGCTGCCAAATCGGGCTCCGCGCTCAACGAAGTTGGTACCTATCTGGGCGGCGTAAAAGAAGCCCCAATTCAAACCGTTGCGCAAGGCGTGGGGTCTATGGCCCCAACAGTTCTATTGGGCATGGGCGCTGCCGCTGCCGGTGCTGCATTGGGTGCCCCAGCCCTTCTGGCCGGCGGAGTTGGGCTTGGGGTCAAATGGTTGGCGGGTGCCCTACAGGGGGCGGGCGAAATCAAAGGTTCTGTGTACGACGCGGTTCGAGAAGGGCTGGAACAGCAGGGCATGTCTTCTGCGCAGGCAAAGACTCGGGCCCGCGAAGCTCAAAATTACATCGGTGAAAACTGGGGGACGATCGCTGCGGGCGCGGGCCTTGGCGGTGTTGCTGCAGGTACCGGAGCTGAACAAGCGCTGCTTAGCAAGTTTTCCAAACCCGTGGCTGCCAAAGTCGCTGCCCAGATGGGCGAGGAAGCCGCGCTCAAAGAAGCCGGCAAGGGCACAATTCGCAAGTACGGTGAAGCCGCGCTCAAGGAAGCAATTCCAGAAGGTGCGCAAGGCGGGCAAGGGCAATACGCCGAGAACGTAGCGATGACTCGTGCGGGTATGGCTACTCCGGCAATGCAAGGCGTGTTGGGGGCTACTGCGCGTGACGCCGCCATGGGGTCCTTGGCCGGCGCTGCTGTTCGTCCGTTTACGGGGCCTGATTCTTTTGATGCAATGGGTAATCTAACAGCAGCAAAACCGCCTACACCGGAAATACAGCCCGGCCCACAACTCACTCCCGAAACTCCTGCAGGTACGCAGGGTGCGTTGTTCACGCCCGAAGAGATGGGCCCCGCAGTCAAAGCCCCCGCGGTTACGCCTGAACCGGCTCCACAAACCAAAGCACTGCCCGGCCAGCAAGACCTCGGCCTAGACTTTGCCCGCACAGCGGAAGATGCCACACTGGAGCGCGAACGCCTCAAGCAGCAGCCGCAAACCCCAGAGGTCAAGGCCCGCATTGACGATCTCAACGCTCAGTTGTTGCTGTCTACTCAAAGCGAAGTGGAAGCAATCCGCGCCGATAAAGAGCGTACGGCTGCCGATGCCGAACAAGAAGCCAAGGCCCGCAAGAAGTTCCCCGGGTTGGCCAACGCACCTGATTTGATGGCCGCCCCTGATGTGGTCAAAGCTCGCACGCAAGGTGAGTTGTTTCCCGCCGAAGAATTGGGCGGCGAGTTTGCGGGCCCACAAATTCCTGCTGACGCAAAGATTCCAGAGCCGACGCTCAAAGAGAAGAAGCCCCTGCAGTACAAGATGCCGCTGCGCACTGTGCAGGAAGGCCGCACTCCGAACCGCGACTTGACCATCCCGGCCCGCCCCGGTGAAATTACTTTGCAGAATTTGCAGGACACTGGCGTGCCTATGCGCACCTCAAAGACTTGGCTGGAGCAGAATGTTATTGGCAAAACCGTGCCAGAAATTCAACGTCTTGTTGACAAAGACCCCACCCTTACTGTGGGCCCGGGCCAACGCGCCAAGATGCTGCGAGAATTGCTCGCCCCACAACCTACAACTTTTAAGGAGCCCCCAAGTGTCACGACCCCTACCGCGCCGCCTGCAGTTGAGCAAGGAAATCAGCCCCGAGCAGGTGAGCCAAGCTTGGGAGTTCCTAGTGAGCCTGCAGCCCCCGTCGTCGCTGAACCCGTACCCGGAACACCCGGACCCACCGGAGAGCCTGTCGCACCTGTCGGAAGCGGATTGGTACCTGCTGGACGGCCTGCTGGCGAGGGAAATGCTCCTCAAGGAAGCCAGCCGGCTGCAGTAAAACTTTTCGACCGCATTGGTCTCCCCGAAGGGCCGGCACAAGCTAATGCGGCTAACCAGCCGCTTGATGTGGATGATGCTGTATTACTGAAAAAAATGATTGTCAAAACCGTGGAAGATGGTTTGGCATCAGGAAAAACACGCCAACAAATTGCGCAGCAGTTGGAATCGTTGACTAAAGGCGGGATTAAGCCGTCGGACTTCAACCGTATCCATGATTACTTAACTGAGCAGGGAGTTACAGAAACTCCGCAGAAGCCGGCGGCCTCAACTGCACCGGATGTTGACTCGATCAAATCGTTCCCTGCCGGCCCATCCCGCATTACCCCCACGGTCATCGCCCGGGACAAACCAACGTACACGGAAACCAACGCTGCGGGGTTGGAAGACTTGGCTCGCTACGACAAACAGTTTGAATACTCTGGCGCATTTGTTTCGGACAACCCAGACCTTGCCTTAGGTCAAGGGGACAACACTGGGGTGTTCATTGAGTTCCGCCCCAATTCAATCAGCGGCCAAGTTCATGCCAAGCTAGGTACGTCTCCTGCTACGGGGCAAGAGTACAAATCCGATGTGGTCGCTCCGAAAGCAATTAATGTAGTGACAATCAAAGACCCCGCAGGATTTAAACCGGGGCCTATGGCCACTCGCCTTCTACGGGCCGAATTTGATAAAGCTACATTACCAGATGGGTCGGTGCAGTACACCCGCAAAGGCGTCACCGCAACCAAAGCACTGCCAATTACACAAGCCCCTACCGCTGAAGACCTCCATACACAAGTACGTGCGTTAGAAACTGAGCAACAAGCTTTGCTTACCAAGGCAGGGCGTGTACCTGCGGTAAATTCCAAAGCCCGTGATAAATGGGATGCGCTTGGCGAACAAATCGTACAGAAAAAAGCAGAGCGTGATGCGCTCGATAGAATTGAACGTACTGCAAAGAAAACCAATGCACCTAAAACCACACCACCAACGCAAGCTCGTAAGCCTGCTCCTGCACCTGCCGCTCCCGCAGCGCCTCAAACACCATCTTCTGCTGTCGCTGCTGAAACTGTAGCCGAAGAGGCCGCACGCAAAGCCGAAGCTGACGATTTCAAGCGCCGTCTGGAAGCCGTGGAGCGCAAGCAGAAAGAAACGCCGCCTGCACCTAAAGCAGAAGCGCCCAAGGCCGAGAAGGCTACGCCCAAAGAAATCCCTGAGAAATTGCGGGAGCCTATTGGCACGTCTGAGTTTGGCATGGAAGAAGGCCAGAAGGAAATCTTGCGCGGCCCACAAGGCATGCTGTTCCCGATGTCCAAGCGTGAAGAGATTGAATACGCTGAGCGGAAACAACCAGAGGAACCCAAGGAAAAACCCAGCGCGGCTATGCCTGCAAGACAACTGGAGTTGGACTTTACAAAAGCCCCGGAAAAGGCGGACCGACTTGCCGTAGAGGCAACATGGTCTGATAAACACCAAGGGGGCACTCGCCAGATCGTGTACGAAGATAACGAAGTTGCGTTGTTGCGGGCGCTGAATATGCTTCAGGAACCGGTTTATGTTGCAGTCAGTCGAGCCGGACAAGTAGCGTCACGTTCGCTCGGTTCTAAGTTGTCCATGCAACCTACGTGGTTGACTTCTGAGCAAGAAAAACGGTTGCTTGCCGCTAGGGACGTTGCAATTGCAAAAGAAGCTGAACTGGCGAACACCTATGTCAATGGGCCCTTTACTGCCGAAAAGCTTGTTGTGGCCACAGATACCGTGGGCCCCAAAATGGAAGGGTACGCCAAAAACATCATGCAGTCTTTGGGCTTAGGGCACATTCGGTTGTTTATTTACAACGCGCCAAAAGCAGATGACGCCGGGTACGTAGACCGCTACAAGCTGTACGGCCCGCTGGCTCGCCTTATCAAAACTCAAAAGGAACGCTTAAATGGGTCTGCCGCGCCAATCGGCAAAGATACTTACGCGGTCTATATTAACCCTAAGCTGAGTGAGTCCCGGGCAATAGAAATTTTGGCACACGAGTTGGGGCACATTGTGGAACTGACGGCGTACGACAACGCCGATGCCGCAACCCGCAAAGCCATCCAAGATGAATATTTGGCATGGCGAAAGCAAGCGAAGCTGGCTACCAACAGCGAGTTGATGCACATGCTGCGTAACCGCGAAGACGCTGAAGACAACGCCCGAGTTGCTGCGATCAACAAAGAGGAAGATTTGCTGGCGGCGCAAACATTGAAAAATTTTGACACCTACTGGACGTCCTTCAGTGAATGGTTTGCGGATAACGTGTCGCGTTGGGCTACCACCAACGAAAAGCCGTTGAGCATTGCAGACAAGTTCTTCTCCAAAGTAGCGCAAATGATGCGGGACTTGGTGGCTATCACCACGGGCCGCAAGTACCCCCCTGCTAAATCCGTTGCCGATTTCTTGAACACAATAGGCCCCGCTAACTTCGCCCCACAAGCAAGCATGGGGGTACCCCTCAATGCGCCCGTAAAAGAACAGTTTTCCGTGTCTGCCGGCACCGAGTCCCTCGTGGACTCCATGGGCCCACTGGATGCCCAAGACAAGTCTGGGTTGAGCAAATTGATTACGGGCGTGAAGGCCAACCCAGATGTGGATTACGTCACCAAGTTCCGCACGCAGACTGCCGACATTGCCGCAACGATTGAACAGCGCTTACGCAACAAGTTTGACGGCGCTGTGCGCGACTCACTGGGCAACATCAACCCCATGGGCTTGTACCGTCAAGCGCAGGATTACTCCAAGATGCTGCTGGAATACTTCCAGACCGGCACGTTGTCCAAAGACCCCACAACTGGTTTGTGGAAGTCCGGCATGGGCAAGGGCGTGCGCCCACCATCAGAGGTCTACGCGCTGATCGACAAGTGGGCTGAGAAGAACGGCTACACCCGCGAACGCGCAACGCAGATCGCAAGTCGTGTCCTCGAAGGTGTTCGTCTAGATGGCATGCGGACTTCCAACAAGACCGGCGCTACGAACTTCAAGCTGCATTTGAACGACGCCGAGATCGACCAGTTGTTGCGAGAATACAACGCAGACCCGGACCTGAAGGAAATGAGCAAGCTCATGGACGAGGCCCGTATTGCAATGGTGGACAACTTGGTCAAGGTGGGCCGGCTTACCAAAGAACAAGGCGCTGAGTGGAAATCCGTCGTAGGCTACGTGCCGTTCGATCGTATTGAAGACTTTGCTACCAAGTACAGTTCCGCTAAGAAGATCAGCACCAAGGGCTTGTCCCAGCTCGGCAAGTTGCCCGAGTTGATTGGCTCCGATGTGCGCCCTGTTGGCAACGTGTTTGACAACTACATCAACACCCTTGGCTGGATGGTCGGCCAGACCTTGAAGACCGATGCCACTGTGCAGACCCTGCGGGCGCTGGAAGACATTGGCCAAGCCAAATACTTGGGTCGTAGTTCACAAACAAAACCCAACACGGTCGGTGCCTACATTGACGGGGAGATGATGTACTGGGAGCTGCCAAGCAAGTACGACTTGATGGCGTTCAAAGACCTGACGGCACCAAAAGCCGGCTGGATTCGCGCCATGGGTGAGTTCTCCAATGTGTTGCGTAAGAGCGTCACTGTGCTGCCTCCCTTTGCCTTGAAGCAGGTCACTGATGACGTGCAGCGAGCCATCCTGACTTCCGGTGTGAAGAACCCCGGCGCGTTGATTCGCATGTCGCTGACCAACTTTGGCGGTATGGCATGGGCTGAGCTGCGGGGCATCCAGCACCCATCGGTCAAAGAGTTTGGTGCCTTGGGCCTGACTGGTGAGTATGACTTCCAAGCAGGCAAGCCTGCCGCCTCATTGCTCAAGGACTTGGGCTACAAGAAGCGCGGCAAGTTTGAAGCTATTCTGCACCGGCTTGACGGCATCACACGCGCCTCGGACTTGGCAGTGCGCAAGGCCATCTACGACCAGACCCTCAAGGAAGGCGGCGACACGCTGTTGGCGCAGACCCGGGCCCGAGAGTTTATCAACTTCCGCCGCCGCGGTGCCAACCAGTTTATTGGCGATATGGTCACGACCATTCCGTTCTTTAACGCCTACATACAAGGTATGGATGTGCTGTACCGTGCAGCCTCCGGCAAAGACTCTAGCTCGTCGGTCGATCGGGCCCAAGCCCGCCGTATGTTCTGGAGCCGCGCCAGCACAGCGTTCATGCTGAGTTCCCTGTATGCGTTGGGTAAGGATGACGACGACGAAGACTACAAAGAGATGGACCTGCGCACACGCGATAGCAACTGGATTCTTCCGGGCGGCTACAAGATTCCTGTGCCGGGCGAACTGGGCGCAGTCTTCAAGGTCATCCCCGAACGCATCGTGGAATACATGCGCCGCCAAGGCACGCCAGAAGAGCAGACTGCATTTGAAGCCGTGCGCACCACACTGAGCTACATGTTTGAACAGTACCTTGGCCGTGTGGTGCCTGTGCCGCAAGCCATCAAACCTGTAATAGAAGCGTGGGCAAACAAGTCGTTCCTGACTGGCCGGGCATTGGAAGGTTTCCACCATCAAGCCATGGACCCCAGCATGCGGGTAACGGAGCAGACTTCGGAATTGGCCAAAGCCATTGCAACTTTCAGCCGCGATACGATCGGAGTGGAGACTTCCCCCATCATGATTGACAATGCATTGCGCGGGTACTTTGGCTCTTCGGCTGCCATGGCCACGATGGTCACGGATAGCTTGCTCAACCCAACGCGAGTCGATCGCCCACTGCATAAATACGCACTGCTCAGCAACTACTTGTACGACCCAGTGGGCACACGCCGCATGACGGAGTTCTACGAAGAACGCGAGAAAGTTGGCAAGGCAAACACCACGCTGAATGACTTGATGAAAACTGACTTGCCCCGTGCCGAGCAGTATGCCAACGACCACCAAGACGAGTTGATGCTGGAGAGCTCAATCAACTCCACGCTGAATTACTTGGAAGGGACCCGGGCGTACCGCAAGTTCTTGAACAGCCCAGAGGGAGCCAAAGAAATGGACGCTGACGAACGCGAAGCCGCACTTAAAGAAGTCAAGTCCATGGAAGTGGAATACGTCAAGTGGGTGCGTGAAGCCAAGGCTGAACTGGCCAAAGCCCAGCGTTAATAGAGCCGCCACACCCTGACACCATACCGCCCGTACTCGCAACGGGCGTGTATCTCTGTCTTAAAGCCTAACTGCTCGAAGGTGTATGCCAGCACCTCCTTGACCTGCGAAGGCGTGGCTGTGGTGGGAATAAAGAACGAGTAGCCGTACCCCACTCTGCGCCAGTCAATGTAGTACTCGACGCCGTGTATCTCAAATACACGGATATCGTTACGGTGTCGGTGCCGAGAAGGCGGTTTGGTCGATTCCAATTGCTTCCCCATCAAAGATGTAGCAGCGCACTGCAAGACCACTCAAGCTACCTATGGCACCTGCGCCAATACGAACAGTGACGGACTTGCCATCATGCTTGACAATACCGGCCCGGGCCATCCGTGCCAGACTTTCTTTCACGTCCACCTGACGCGCAGAGAAGTGCTTGCGGAACTCGGCAACAGTTACCATCAACTCCTTGGTATCAGGCTCGTAGCGCATCTTGAGCTGGCCCTTGGGGGACTGGATAGGAGCTGAAGGAATAGCGCCGCCACCTTTGACCGGCTGGTTGATGACCAGTGCATTGTTGACGTTCTCGTTGATGAACGAAGCCAGTGTTTCCTGTGCAACCAGCAGCAAGTCACCAACCTCATTGCGGGTAGCCAGACGCGCTTGCTGTGTGAACTCAACGGCAGCGCGGTACACACGGTTGATGTCAATGTCATGCAGTCCTAAGGACTGTGCAATCTTAGCGCCCACAAACGCACAGGTCAGCAAGCATGAGTAGTAGCGATCGGTTTGATCGAACCCCAGCTCCTTGTCGATCTTGGCTTGCATGGTGTACAAGGCATCCTGCACCGCAGGTAAATTCTCCATGACGTACTGGATGAAGATAGGCCCCGCCAAACCGTAGTTGTCGTTGAGCTTGGCAAACACCACATCAATCTCAGCCTTGGAGTGACCCGTATAGACTTGCAAAGAGATTTCAAGTAGCCGGCGCAGCTCCCCATCTGCGGTGCTTTTGAGTTGTTGCAAAGCATCAACGACTGAGGCATTACCGGAGGTGATTGTGAAGTTGCACCATGAGGTAGAGTTTGAACGCAGCTTGTTTGTCTGCGACTCCATGCGGTGCTTGCCGCGGCCAGATGTAAACCCATATGCGTAGTCGGACAGAACCTCGGGCTTGTCGTTTGTAATCTCGTCCACCGTAAACACAAGGCTGTTCATCATGCCAAGCATGTGCATCTTGGATGCGTACGTGTCTTCCTTCTTCATCAGCAGATCATCGGGGTGTCCGAAGATCGAGTTGGCTACCATCTGCGCAGTGGACTTGCCAGAGCCGGACCCGTTGTGCTTCAAGTGAACCTGCGCCCCCTTGACTGCCTTGCCGCCAATGAACTTCAACAGGGGTGAGCCGAACGCAACAAACAGTGAAAAGGCATGTGCCTCCAGCCCGGGGTTGTTGTAGAAGTTGGCCACCTGCTTCCACTCTTCCAAAGAACCAGTGGGCTTAAACGCCGAGGCCAGTTGACGTGTGCCGCTTGCAGGGGGAGCCAGCTTCGCGCCATTGACGGTGTACTCCAGCTCACCAACCACAAAGCCAAGCGTGTCGGGGGTCCAGCCCATCTGACTGCGGGTGCGGTTAGCGGAGAACTGGGTCTGAAGTTTTCTGATCGTAGATGCAAAGTAAGCCATAAGAGCGTCCAATTGTTTGCCGTAAGCGACAACTCCGTGTTTGATAAGGAGGTCGCGCATTTTGTCCTTCGTGAACAACGTAGTAATCGGCGCGTAGAAACGGCGTACGCCGTCCTTCCTCATATGCAGGTTGATGCCAACCATCTCGCCGTCACCCTCCCCGTCCATTGAGAAGTCGTAGAACCGTTCGGTTAGATACAGGTCATACGGGTAGATTTCAATGTCAATCTCTTGCTCCCCATCCGCTGCTTTCTCCTTGCGGTACACGCCGCCATTTGCGCCACGGAAGTACGGGTATGGGTACGCCGGAATGGTCATCGTCAGCGCCGGAGCTTCTTCGTCTGCCGGGGTTTCAATGATGTACTGGTCATCATGTACCGGCGCAGCAGGCACGATGCGGCCAAGCAACAATGGCGAGCTGACACTGTGCGGGCATTCGGCACATTGCGCTGGGTTATTGTCTTTGTACCAATTGCAGGTGTACGGGCCTTTGGTCTCCGCGGCCTTAGCCTCCGTAGTTTCAGCGGTGTATCCGGGATGCGAAGACGACACACGGTGGATAGCCTTGGCCCCATCTTCACACCGAACAGCAATGGACAAGATACCGCGCCACAGCGGCTCTTCCAAAGTATGCGCGTTCTGCATAGCATGCTTGATCTGCCCGCAGCCCTTATCCGCAAGGGAGAGTTTCACGATCTTCGTGAAGTTGCACGTAGGGTACTCCCCACCTGCCAAGTCCCGGCTGGCCTCGTCCATACCAAACTGTTTTGCAGCAGACAGATCAATAGGCGGTGGGGGCAGGAGCTTGGTGAACTCCTCAAGCGAGACTGGTAAGCCAGTCGCAATAATTTGTACGGGGCGGCTTGTGTTGTTCTTAAAGTTGTGAGTGCCGGGGACGCGCAGGATACGTGCTGCGTCTGCAGTTACCGCTGGGTCTGCGTAAAGGTTGTTCTGAGCGCACAGGCGCTTCAAAGACTTGGCATACGGCTGCCAAACGGCCACAGGGACGTCTTCGGTCAATGGCCAGTACACATGCAGCCCACCACCGGAATTGACCAGTGTAGGGCTTGGGAGCCCGGTTGCTTGCAGGAATGCAGCTACCGCTTGCGCAGCAGCAGGTTGATCGACGTAGGGCTTGCCAGTGCCGCAGTCAAGGTCAAGAAAAAAGGAGCGGAGGAATGCAGCGTTATCCACTGTCCGCGCTGACTTGTCGTTAAACGTAGCCAAAGCGAAATACGCATCCACTCCCTGCGAATCGAGCGCAGTGCTTACAGCATCTACGTCATCAACCGACCCATGAAACGTCTGCCGAACGGTACCTGCGCGAATACCGACTGTGCAATACGTCCCTTGAGTGGGCAGTACAGAGTTGAGAAAATCAGTCACATAGCCTCGTAGGGTAACTGGGAAAGAAAAAGGGACGACGGCCTTAAACCATCGTCCCCCGAGGCGATTACTTGCGCTTAGAAAGACGCGAAACAATCTTGGGCATAGCTGCCCGATGACGAGGGTGCGGCACCGTTCTTCCCGTCATCCAGTTGTACACCGTAGCGCGGGTCACACCAAAGAAACGTGCAACTTCCGTCATCGGAATACCTTTGTTGATGCAAACATCAGCCAGCAGCATAACTACCGGCGTCTGGTCTGCATCTTCAACTTTCTGAAGGAAGAGGGAGTCGTACCCCCTTTGCCTATTAAGCATCGTCGGCCGTTGCCCAGTCGCTCAGAATGTCGGCCACGTTTTTAGGCGCGGCAGTCTCAGCCTTTGATTTCACAACACGCTTGGTCGGCTCTGGCACATCTTCGGCTTGCACCTTTTCTGCGGCTACAACAGGTGTGTCCTTGAAGGATTGAGGCAACGCGGCTTGCGTCTCGTTGCTGGCCTTGCTTGGAACCATCTTGAACTCGACTGCGTTCTTGGCATCTTCCGACTGGCTTTGCAGTTTGGCTTCTTCCCACTCGCTACGCTCCAAAGGACGCACTGCACGAAACTTCAACACTGGCACAGCTTCGCTGGTATCGAAACGAGCTTCGGTCACGATGCCGGTGATTGGGATGCCGTGGCCCGACAGGAATTTGCCGAACGCTTGCAGAGGCATCTTCTCGCCGTCAGCTTTACCAAAGTACGACTTGGCAGGAACCGACAGGCGGTACACGTTGCCACCGATATCATCGGCCAAAGCCACAGCGATACGCTTGCTATAACGGCATGCGCGGGACTTGCCTTCGCCAGAGCCTTCGATGTTTTGTGCGCAGGTTGCGCACGTCTTGCTTTGCGGCTCGGTGACTTCTGCATTGGGCACAACGCCTTCGGCAGACCAGCATGCTGGCTTGATGTCTTTGCCTTCTTCGTACTTCTCAGTATAGAAGGTGCGGCTCACGCCTTTGCCAGTTGCAATGACCACGAAGTTCATTGCGCGTTCTTCGTTCTTAGCGACTTCCTCACCGCCAACGACCATGCGCCATACGCCGCCCTTGATAGAGATTTGCTTGCCGCCGGAGCTGCCTGCAATTTCTTTAGTAGCGTCGTCTTGCACACCGCGCAGGTAGTCAGGAATAACGGAAGAGCCAGATTTGAAAAGGGATAAATTACTCACTTTGATTTCCTTGATTGGAGTTTACTTGGATGAACGGCGAACCGTGATCGAGTACTTAGACTCGATGTTTACACCTGCGGGCATGGCGTCTGGATTCTCCTTGATGAACTGCGAGAAGTTACTCTGCGCAATCCGGCGTTCAAGGAGGTCCGGGGCGTCATGCTCACGGATGAACTTGTACATACTGTCCCAGTCGGAGGTCCAGTATCGTGTCTTGACGGAACGTGTGAACGAACCGAATGTAGTCTTGCCACCGTCTTGCCCGGTGGTCTTGCATAGCTCCAGCAGCTCTTGCTCGACTGCATCAAGCTGAACTTCCAGCTCGGCAATCTCAGCCTCCATCTGCTTCTTCTTGATATCCTTGGCGTCTCTGATCTTGATGTAGACCTGCACCAATTGCGTAGCGTCACTCATGGTTGTTTCCTTATGGTTGTGGTGAGGGTACTCGCTACGCTGGTACTGTCGAGAAACCGTCTTCTCAGCCTTCGCTTTCCCCTCGGTTTAAATTATACACTGTAAAATTTAGCTGTCAATGACTTGTTTGTAGAGCTCCACCAAATCCATGTGCAAGTCGATCTTGTTCTGGAGCATGGTGTATAGCCGCCGCTCAACGGGGCTGCCCTGCAAGTGTGTGATGGTGACCTTGTTGGTCTGCCCTGCGCGGTGAGCGCGTGAGTTCGCTTGCAGGTAAATCTCCGTAGATGATACAGGCCCCCACCAGACAACTTGGTTCGCTCTTGTCAGGGTAATCCCGTGCGCAGTAGCTTGTGGAATGAGCAGTAGTACCCGTGTGGTGTCCTCAGTCTGGAACCGCTTGATGATTTCTGCACGTTGCGTAGCTGCAACACCGCCATGAATACACTCCACATCGTACCCACTGCCATCTTCCGACAAGCCGATCAGTTTTGGTAGGCGCTTGGCCAGTTCCGTGCGCAGCATCTCCATAGTGTGCCGATACGGCACAAACACCAGCACCTTGTGCCGGGACTCTTCGATCACGCTCATAAGTTCTTCAAGCCGGTTGGTCACATCGAACTCAACCACGTCTCCATCGTCCGTATAGACTGCGCCCTGCGATACCTGCAAGAGCTTGTTCAGCATAGCGGCTGCATTGACCGCGGTAATTTCGGAGCCGGCGGCCACGGTAATCATTTGCTTGCGCAGCGCCTCGTAGTACTTGGTCTGCTGCGGCGTAAGCGGCACCTCGCGGGTTGCGTACAGCATGTCGGGCAAGTCAAGGCACTCTTCCTTAGTGAACCGTATCGCGGGCTGCAGCACCTGATGCACGATGCTCTGAGCCTCTTGCCGTGGGGCCCACTTGTACTGAGTCAGCTTGAGCATCACACGGTCACGGAACGCGCCAAAGAAGCGCGGCACGGCATCAGGGTTCACGAGCTTGGCCAAGCCGTACGCATCAAGCGGAGACTGCGAAGCAGGTGTGCCCGTCATCATCCACAAGCGTGTCGTTGGTTTAATCAGCGTAGCGAGGGCTTTCCACCTGTCTGTCGTCACGCTCTTGACGGCATTGGCTTCGTCCACAATCACAAGATCAAACCCGCCAGCTTCCAGCTCTTCGCGCACTACCTTGACGCCATCGAAGTTGATGACAATAAAGTCATAGTTGCCCTTGATGATGTTCTGCCGTTGTGTGCGTGAGCCCTGCGCAATGGCTACTGTGCGGTGCATGACCGTCTTGAACAAGTCCGAGCGCCATGCAGTCTCCATGATAGACACGGGGCAGATGATGAGCACCCGCTTGACCTTGCCTTGCTGCATTAGATAGTCAGCGGCCCATGCTGCGGCACTGGTCTTGCCTGTGCCGGCCTCGTTAAACACAAAGCAGCGGGGGTTCAGTGTGAGGAAGTCTGCAGTGGTGCGCTGGTGGTCAAACGGGGTGAACATGCCCGGCCATTTGTACCTGCCCACGATGGGGCTTGGCACGTCCTTGATACCCAGATTGCGAAGCAGTTGCACTTCATCAAACCCCCAGTTTACGAGGACTTGATCGACGTCATCTTTGCTCGCAAGTATTTTGCTTTTTGGGATAAGGGCAGTGATCTGCCCCGCCTTACGTGTGTTGAACATAAGGGCTTTGGAGTCAACGATTTGCATATAAATTTGAATAGAGGCGACAAAAATAGCCGGGTAGCACTGCTACCCGGCAAAGAAAGACAACCATGAAACGACCCAACGAATACCCTCGCTAGGTGTTCAAATCTTACATCACTTTTTACGTTCGCGCTTAGAAATTTGCGACTTCATTGCGCCCGTCTTGGTGCGTGAGAAACTTGTGTTTTCAGATTGCGGCGCGGCTCTAAGATTAGCCAGTGTGGATGTGCCGCCCTTGGACATTGCCTTCTTGTGGTCAACGTCAACAGTTGCAGGCAGATCGCCGTGGGCTTTCTCATAGGCCCGCCGCGCCTTATGGCGCTCAGACTGAGCAGCCAGTTGTTTTGGGGTGCCTTGGTACCGCTCGTATTCCATTTTGAAATTGCGTGGTTTAGCCATGATGGTGATCGCAAGAAAATACAGGACAAAATTTACAGAGGGCTGACGACCGAGGGTTCCATACCCCCACGTCAACGGCTGCTTCGATAGCCCCGGCTCTGCCTGCCCATTTCGACAGAATCTCGGGAAGTTGTGTGCGCTTGAACTGAGCCTTGATGATGTCCCCAACCACCACAAAAAGCAAGACCCCTTTGACGGTATCTACTGATGGGTGGTGCAGCATAATCATTGCGGCCATAAGTTCGAGCTGTGCGGTGTCAGCGAACCGGCTTGACTTGCCGGTCTTGTAGTCTGCTACGCGAGCTGTCTTGCCGTCTGGGCTGATGACGAGGTAGTCAGGTATCCCGCGCATCCATACGTCTTTGTCAAAAAATCCACACGGGCTAAAGTCAGCTCGGATGGCCATGCGCTCTTCGCATCGGATGTCTCCTGCCGCGGCAGCGAGAGGTTCCACGAATGGGCGGTACGCCGCAAAAGTTGCAGGTAGGTCGGCTCCATCTTTGATAAAGTCTTCAAACGCTTTGTGTACTGCGGTGCCATAGAGAGTTGCATCGGTGTCTTTTGATTTAAATTTTTTGAGAATACGAACTTCGTGGTAGCGCCGTGGGCACCCCTCGTAATCTTTGATGGACGAATAAGAATGAGCGAGTGCCATAGGAATGAACTAGGTTTGTTGGGGCCCCTAGTTTAACAGTCCCCGTACGATTCGCCCATCCCTGATTCACAGGCCAAAGGCAAGCCTGTCGCCCACTTGGGGTTCCAGCTCATGCACTCCTCCAGATAGGCTTGCGCCTCCTTGGCTTCTTCCTTCTTGGCGATGATGGCGATCGCATCATGCACAGTCAGCACCACCTTGTACCGCTTGGCTACGCGCAGCATCTGTTCGGCCACCACCTGCCTAGCTACCGCTTGGCATACGTTCTCCACGCAGTTATGAACTACAAAGGGTTCCGAATGACCTCGGACCATGAAGCGCGTTCTGGGTCCGGCGTTGAGGAGGTCATAGACAGGTTCCGGTGCCAGCGAAACGCGAGAGTCGATCTCGAAATACCCGTTACCGCATGTGCTTTCCGCAAGTCCACCGGCAGTGACCCCCTGCGGTTGGTCGCTTGTACCGCCATCGACACCCATCGGCAGTTTTCCGGGGTATACGACCCGTTGTTGTCCCGTCGATCCAACGTCAACCCCGAAGCGTAAGTTGGCCCCATGTCGGCCCAGAACGCCTCGAAAGACTGTTGCCATGCTGCGCATACAGTAACCCCACGCGCCCCGTAGTTGTGCCATGCCTGATGTGAGGGCAGTCGGCATCGGTCGCGCATCGACCTCCACACCCAATATGCGGGATGTTTGGACATTGCGTGCGTCTGGATTTTTGCCCCCACCATGCACCCGCACGAGGGGTGTCCCCCACGCTTGGCGTACTTCTCCGTGTCGATCGCTGCCCGTGTTACGCAACCCCCGCACTGGCATTGGAACTTCCACAGCGACCTGCGACCGTCCGACCCCATGTAGTGCAGGGCCGTCAGGTATCCGAACTTCTGCCCGGTGTAATCCTTCGCACGCTGATGCATCGCGCCAACCTTTCTCTGTAAGTACTTTGTGGTCCGGCGTCATCCGAACACCGTCTACCACGATGGTATGCTTTTCGCCTTGGTATGTCAACCCGCCATGTTGCACCCATTCAACCCCGTCCCAAACTTGATCGTCTTGTCGCACCGATCCGATAGGAATCCACCCCCGATGCGTTAGGACTTGAGTATCTCCTGCCAAACATTTGCCTCCATAGATACGCACAGGCAGCCCCTTGGATGTGTACACAAGCTCGCGCTTGCCCTCGTCGCCAATGTGAGCCCGTAGGCCCGGGTACTGGATGTGCAACCCATTGGGTAGGGTCAAGCCCGCGCCGGGTATTGCGTTCACAATGCCTATTGCATCGACCTGAATAGACTGGCCCTGCATCAACGCCGTAAGGCCGTTGCCGGCCCGTTGCCAGAACGCTGCGATGTGCCCTGCACTAGACCTGTATGCGTCAATAATGCGCTTGGCTTCTTCCAGAGTAACTTCAACCCCTGCCTGTGTCTTTAAGAACGCCTTGAGCTTAACGTGCCCAACGCCATAGCCTGCGCCCAGCACAACCGTCTTGCCCACCTGCCGCTGGCTACCTGCTCCGGTGGTCACCTGCTCCACGGGGATGCCGTAAATCTTGGATGCCATCAGGCTGTACACGTCCTGCTTGTCCCTGAATGCTTGCAGCAAGTCCTCCTGCCCGGCCAGCCAAGCCAGCACACGGGCCTCAATCTGCGCGGAGTCACAGTCAATCACCACGTAACCTTCTGGGGCCCTGATGGCCTTCTTGATCTTGCCAGCGTCTGCGCCGCGTGACGGCAGGTTCTGCAGGTTTACAGAGTCTTGGCCAGACCAGCGACCAGAATGGGCCCCGTAGTAACGCAGAGGTACAGGAAACTTACCTCGACCAGACATGCCAATAAAGCGTTGCGTACGAGTCTCTTCAAGTGTTGTCTTGTTTCCAAGGCGGGCGGCGACAAGCATTTGGACTCGTACATCAGGGTGCTCCATCAACTCTTTGAATGCATCATCGGTTTTGGCAAATGCATAGGCCAGCTTCTTGGTAGTGGCGCTGATCTTCGTGGGCGGCACAACGCCGTAGTTCTCCAGCACCAAGGCAAACTTGGGGTTTGACATGAGCAGCTTCTTGATGCCATCCATGCCCTCGCTGAAGATCGTATGCACGTACTCGGGCTCGGCGTCTTTCAGCATGAAGTCCCGCACACTCTCCATCAAGGCTTCCTTGCGGTCTTTGACTTCTTCCAGATGCGCAACCAGCATGGGTTTGTCTAATATTAGAACGGGGTCGATGAACATGCGCAGCGTCAGGTCAATCAGCTTGAGCTCGGACTTGGGGAACCCAAGGTTCATGTACTGCATGAACAAGTCGTAAGTCAGGTTCACGTCATTGCAGCAGTACTCACCGTAGCGTTCCAACTCATGCCATGTGAAGTCAGCGTAGTGCTTGCCCTTGGCGTTGTCCACCTCGTTGCCCTTCACACCAGCCACCATGCGTTCAGCTTGCGCTTTGAGACTGTGCGACCTCTCATGCGGGTACAGCGCACGAGACATACCCATAATGTCTACCCACGCCATCGGGTCAACGCCGTAGTGCCACTTCAGCACAGCACCATCGAACGCAGTGTTCTGGCACACCACGATCTTGTCCGACCAATCAATGCTGGCCAGCACGCGCTCTACGTCAGGCTTAGGCACCCATACGGTTGGGCCGTTGTCGATCTTGTATGCGAACCCAATGGTTTCCCACTGGGGCCCACGCACGTACTCTTCGGTCGTCAGCTTGGAGAAGCCAAAGTCCTGTGAGTAGTAAGTTTCTAGGTCGATTGTTAGGATGCTCATTTATAGAGATCCCGCGGATTGATGTTGGTAATGCCTGTGCCCGTGACGAAAGAAGCCTGTATCGCAGCGGTCATGGCCTGTTGGGTACCCACCATACTGTTCGCTATGCTTTTCCCATAATGCCGACTTTGCGTGCTGTATCGCAGTGTCTGCTCTTCCTTCTCGTCATTCGGGCGCATCATGTTGTACACGGTCGTTGCAGTGAACCGCTCTCGCTTCGCTGCGGTAAACGCTTGCTGCAGTGCCTCGCGCTCGTAAGGGGTAAGAAACCAAAACTCTACGGATTCGTCGGCTACCCGTACTGCGTTCTCGTCATCTCTGCGCGGCGCAAAATCACGGTCCATCATGCGTTCAAGATACCGAAGCCGTGGGCTGTCGTAGACTTGCGGCGTTTGCCCACTAATTGGCCCGAAGAAGTCATCGGGTCTTGTTTCGAGGGCCTCAATAATCATTTCAATTGCTGGGTTCATGGTGCTACGTTCTCCGCCATTTTGATGTGAATAAGGATGTCATTTAGGTTGGCCTCGTTGACGACTAGGGAGACCCCGCCAGCCTTTTTAATGTCTTCAAGGTGTTTGTCTTGCAGTGCAGTTGTCTTGCCCTTGCCCGCCTTGGCCTCGATCGCAATGAAGTATCCCTTGACGCAGCACAGGAAGTCCGGCACGCCACTGTTGCCAAATGCTGAGCCAATAGGCATAGCGAAGTACACGCCATGCTCCTTCAAGATCGCCTTGATCTTGGCTTTGACTTTTGCTTCAGGCGTTTGTGCCATATTTGGTTTCCATTTCGATCAGCAGGTCAACTTCATGCTTGATCTTTTGCAGGTCTTCAAAGCGTTTGCTTGCCGGTTTGTTGCGCCAGCGTGTGATGCGCTTGACGATGCAGCCCTCAAGAAAATTCAAGTTGTTCGCGGAGATGTACTCCACAGGCTGAATAGGTTTGTCCTTGTAGTGGTTGCCCGCAACCTGCACATCCAGTGCGCTTGCTGAACCTGTGTCTGCTCGTTCAATCATCGTGTTACCTTTGGGTTAGGGAGGTGAATAATGGACCCTGCATGGATGTTTGCAAGGGGGAGGAGGGAGGTGTGGCCCGTACCGAACTGCTTGTACTTGAGCCCCTCATCGTCGTCGAGTAGCCCTGCCTTGTGTCGGCTCTTGAAGTGCGGGTCCGTGGCAAAGATGCTAGGGCGGGGGTCTTCTTTCCACCGAAACGGTGACAGGGGCGGAGTGGGTTTATCTGAGCGCATCACAAAGCATCCTTTAGAGGGGTCGTATTTAATCATATCCATGACTTGAATGGTTGTCATTGTTGCCTCGCTTCCAACATGGCGTCTGCCATTTCATAAGCAAATACGGACGTGACGCAGGCTTCGTGTGATGTAAGGTCAAGATTTTTATTGCGCTCCACAAGGCCCTGCATCGCCTTGGCTGCAAAGTAGTCGCGCAGGGTCATGCCAAGGTACATGGGGTCATTGGGAGTCGGGAAGGCCGCACCTCCGACGTTGTCTTTGCTCATTTCTTCTCCTTCTTTGGTCGTGGTCGTAAGATGGGCGGGGTCTCGACAAGCCACAGTGAGTAGGACTTGGTGCGATGGTCTTTGTACTGGCGCACAGCATGCAGCTTGGTCAAGCCTTTGTTCTGCATGAAGCGATGCAACGCCTTGCGCACGGCTTGGAACTCGTCGTTGGGTATCTGGAGCGCTTGATTGAACTCAAGCAGCTTCTCGAACTTATCGTCATGCGCAGTCTTGCCCTTGATTGACCTGCCGCACACCACCGGGATGGGCACCAGCTTGACAACATCTTCGCCAGTGAAGGGGTTCACTCGCCCCACAAATTTAGTTACGTTCATTTGAACCCCTCCGCCTTGGCGATCGCGTCCCGGGCCAAGTCAAACGCTTTTACGATCTCGTCATTTCTGTCGGGGTCATAGCAATGGTTCATCATGAGGTACAGCGCGGTAAGCAGCTCGGGAGCAGCGGCCATCAAGCACGCGTTTGCCTTGGCGTTTTTGAGCGTAGAACGCTTGTCGCCCTTGACTCTGGCCAATGGTGCGAACCCGCCAGACTCGCAAGTGATTGTGAACTCTCCGTTTATACCTTCACGGTAATGCCACGGTCCCGGTGTGTAAAGTCCAATGTTTTCAAATGCTTCGTTCATTTCTCGCTCCTTGGGTGTGGTGCATCTTCGGGAGTGTCGATGCACATATAAACGGCAGTGAACTGGCCGCGCTTGGGCGCGTTCCAGCGGTCGATGTAAACACCAAACACCTTTGGCATCTGTGTGTACAGGTTAGGCACGTTGACCTTGAGCGCCGTAGCGATCTCTTCGATCGTCATGCCGTCCTCTGAGGCTTGCAGCAGCTCACGTATGGCTTGCTGTCGGTTAACGGTCATTCTTTTCTTTCAACTTGGCTTCGATGTTCTCCCAAAACTTAGCACAGTCAGCATACATTGCAAGTCCGGGCCAGCATTCAAGTGCTTCCTCATCCGTCAGTGCAATCCATGTGCGCTCTTTCTTAGGCCATGTCCTTGCCATGTCACCACACAGCGGACAAACAATGTCTTGCATCGTCAAGGATGCCCCTTGCTGCGGCTGTGCCACCAACGCATTCAAGCGTTCAATCTCTCGTTCTGCTTTATCAAGTGCATCGCGGTCATGCACATCGCTTCCGCAAACAGGGCACCCGTCTTGCTCATGTGGCTGTGCTGGCTGTGCAAAGGCGGCTTTACCAACTTCGTCACACACCGTACGATTTAAGTCTTTTAGGCTTTGCATGGTTGCATCTGGCAGGTCATATTGACGACTGACGTAGACCATCTTGTCGGGGTCGGTAGGGTGTGGTTTAAGTGGCATTGTTCTTCTCCTTTAACTTGGCTTCGACTGCTTTCACAAGATCAGCAGTTGGGTTCATTGGGTACACCACAAGATCGGCAACATCCTTTGGTGTGAGCCCAACCCAAGGTCGCTGCGGTGGGGATGTGTAAAGCTTTGTTCCAACAGGCAAGTCTTTAATGTCAGTCTCATAAAAATCAATTTCTTTATGTTGATGTGCGTATTGAACAACCCACGCCACAGGCTCTTGCTGCGGCTGTGCTTGCACCGGAATACATCCGTGACTTGAGCAATACGCTACGGTTTCGCATTCTTTGCAAATAGTGTGTGTCATGTGTTACTCCTTAATGCCGTGGGCGGCTTCAATGGCTCGGGCAAAGTCAAGATCAGACCATGCTTCATTTTTGGACTTCAGTTCTCGCCATACTTCAGTGATCTCATCATCCGTCAGCGGCTTGCGCTGTGGTGGGGATGTGTAGAGTGGGTCTTTCCAGTCCATCCCTTTTTCGTAAACAAGGTGCTTTCTCTTCACCTCATCCAAATCCTGAACACACGCCACAGGCTCTTGCTGCGTAGCAACGGGTGGCGTGGGTGCTTGCATTGAGTATTGACACCTACACCCCTGCATCACGCTTGAGTGGGAACCCGCAATTTTTCCGCACTTTAGGCATCGGCTCATGTGTTCTCCTTAATGCCGTGGGCGGCTTCGATGCGACACTTTCCCGGCCCTTTGATGCAGACGTGGTAGTCAATCATGCCCAAGCCACCGGCAATGAAGCAGAGACTGTGAAAGGCTCCGAACATAAAAGTTATGGTTTTCATGTGTTACTCCTAATCGCTTTTGGTATCGCTACCGGAAACATCATGTAGCCTTCGCGTTCGTACCACTTTGCAATGCGCTCACGCTCTATTGCCACCATCTTTTCACACATCAGCGTCCACGATGCATTGGCTTTTGCGTTGGTTTCAGCGATAGCGTCTTCACGCACCAGCGCGGCAAAGGCTTCAATCTCTTTGATACCCACCAGTGCGCAAGTTAATAGAGTGCCTGTTGCACATGTGGCTTTTTGCATCATTTCTTGTATTGTTTTCATTTCTTACTCCTCGCCTCGCGGCACAGTTGTTTTATCTCTGCTGAATAATCGGGACTAAACTCGATCAGCGAACAGTCCATCTTCTTGGCTTCGTGCATCGGTGGGTACATCCAAGCGCATAGGAACAGCACACCGAGGAACATCACCACCATGCACACCACCAAGATGCCATCAATCAGGCACATCCAAAAAATACTTTTCATCCCTTCTCTCCTTTAGGCCATCCCAGCTTGCTCAAACCCGCGACCACGTTGGCCAGCGCAGGTAGGTTCTTGGTGGGCGCTTCGACTGTGGGGAAATACTTCTTGAACTCAGGCAAGCGTGTCTCTAGCATCTTGAGTGTGGTGCAGGCATTGACTGCGTTGTTCAGGTTGTACTCGGCGCTGATGCGTGCGTCTTCTTCGTCTTTGAACGGCTTGGTGATTTCCTTGATGGTGTCGTCGGACACATCACCGACGATAAGCTCGCGGTGCCCGTAGTCATTGATGAAGCTGCCGAAGTACTGTGTGCGCAACGCCAGCGGGGTCTTGTTGTACACCTTGCGCACCTCTGGGCTCATGGCCTTGATGATGGCGGCTTGTATCGCGTCCTTGCGTTTGATCTTGTCAGGTTTTGGCACATCCTGCATGATGGCGCGAACGATGGCTTGGCGGTCGTATTTAGTAAGTTTCATGGTTAGGCTCCGAACATTTCTTTGAGCTCGCGGTACAGATCATGGGCTTGATACACGGACAAGTCTTCCAGCATTTTCTCAGGGCTGAAGTCTGACTTGCGAATGATGAACTTGGACTTGGCCGGGGCTTCTTCCGTGGGCCGGCGCTGCTGCTCAAGCAAAGTACGCACATCTGGCAAGTTCTTGGCACTGAACGTAGGCTTGGGCTTGTACTCAATCTTTTTCTTGGTCGGGTCCGGCATTGCAACGTACTCGGGCACAACTGCGTACAGCTGGAACCCATCTCTGCGGGTAAGACCTTTGCGGCAGAACTGCGAGATCAGGGAGGTGGTAGATGCGACCTTGAATCCCTTGAGTTTTAAGTCTTGGATGACCCCGTTGATGGGCTTGCCCGGATGTTCTTTGATGTAGTCGAACAAAACACGCGACACATTGTTGGTTACGCGCTTGTCGGTCTTGGTTGGGGTTTGCGTCATAGTAGCCTCTGGCTTATTCCATTCGTTGAGAAGTTTGGTCATTTCGGTTTTGATGTCAGGCATGGTCATCTCCAAATAAATCTTGCTGTCTAATATTAGATGGCTCAGGCATGGTGTGAGCCAAGTCCTCTACCTCGCGGATACGCATTTCAAGGCGCTCGCTTAGGGCTCGGATAAGCCCCGACTGCCCATCGGCATGTCGCAGTAGTTCTTCATCCGTCAGGTGGTCATACGTCATTGTTTGCTCATTTCTTTAAAGGACTCAAGGTTGTTGTTGGCATCGGTTTCAAACCATACGATGCACTCAGGTGGGGGCTGTTTGATGATGGACATATGCCCACCGATCTTGGCCATGTTGATGATGCTTACTAACCATTCAGGCCGATTGGATATATGGCCAACCCAAGAAGTCTCGCGCCCCTCCCGCCAGCAACGCAGGTTGTACTCGTCGCCCCGCTCTTCGTACCGATACTCTCGGTGGTCCTCGGGTAGGTCATCTTGGTAGCCGAAGCTACGCTCCATCGTTCTAAGCGCGTCTCGTTTATTCATCAATTCCCCAATCAAATGCAGACAGAATCTCATCGACCTTCTGCTTGGTTAATACACGGGTGCTGTCTTCTTCTCGCAACTCTTTAGGAGTTACCCCAGACAATACATCCTCAAGCTTACGCCTAGCTTTCTCAAGCGCCGGGTCTTTCGTTACGTTCATCACAGTGAGCAGATCACACAACTCCAATGCGCCCGTCACCATCGTGTCGTGGAACACACGCTTCTTGATCTTGCCGTCCTCGGTCTCCTCAACAGTCAAGCGATCGCTCAAGCGGGACAGGGCATCATGCAAGCGAGTCCACGAATCTTGGTTGGCCGCGGCCAGTTGGGCCTCGATGCGCTGCTCGTACTGTGCGATCAGTTCGCGCTGTACTGTGCTCTCAATGTCAAGTCGGAAGTCGCCCGCCGTAGGCAGTGGTGTGAAGGAAGTCTCCATGCGGAAACGCTTAGCCACAAGGTGCCGGCTAGGGTACTCAGCGCGATCAAACAACGTACCCAACTGGAATGCAGCAGCCGCTACCAGCGTGTCGTACTTGTCAAGGAACTCACCCACCAGCCGATCAAATTCAATCTTGTGGCGGCCCATGATCTTCTGGTACTCCAGCAGTGCAGCAGTAGGCAGCAAGCGGGTTCCTTGGTCGCTCCAAGGCAGTGTGAGGCGGTAGTGCTCGGCACGGGCACGGGCTTGGAACTTAGTCACTGCGTCCAGCTCTTTGCATTCGGCAAACAGGTTCTTGTACACCGATGCAGCCTTCTTGGAGTTAGACCCCTTGGCCGTTGTGACCTCGGCTTGTGTGCCCCGGTCTTGCTTGCGCCCCGAGTAGATTGCGATGTTTAGGTCTACCATCATAGCGGCGCGAGCCACACCAGCGATAGGGGAGGGGTTAGTTGTTGTCATGTAGTTCATGATGTTCTTTCGTCTAATATTAGATTGGTGTATGGGTTGGTTTCTTGTGCATCTCAAGCATGAGTGCCATGAAATGTGGGGGGAACACATCGTCGTCGATGTATATCTTGTCGGTGTCCGGGGACGGATTAAGGTGGATGATACGTACGAACCAGCCCTCCTTCTTGGCGCGTCGGGCGTAGGCCACCAGCTTGTCGCCTTCAAACATGTCCCACATGGGGCCGTGTTGCTTGGTCATTGAGAATTTCCATGTGCGGGTCATGACTGCTCCGCCTGTAGTTTCTCAGCCAGCTTGAGGGTGTCGATGTAGTCTTCGTGAACCATGTTCGTGCGAAACCAGTCATGTAGCTGCATGGGCGCAATAAAGGGTTGGTAGGACGCCGTGGTTGTACTCGTGCTGCCTATGTACCTCTGCTGGAGTAACTCAGCGTCTGCAATGGCGTCAACAATCCGTGCAAGTTGTTCCGATGTGAGCAGGGCCTTTTGCCCCGAGATTTCAAGTAGGTGTTTCATGTTCGGTTTCCTCAATTTCAAATGTGATTTCATTGCATTCGCAAGACTCAATAAAAGATTCCTCACTCGTGAGGTGCTCATACTCATTTTGCAAATCCCTATACAACTTGTTGCACTTCTCGTCCACGTAGGACTGCATCTCACCCTCAAGGCCAGCGGCGCTATGCTGCTCGTCAACAAGATCGTTCCATGCGTCCTCGTCAAGCATGCTGAACACTCCCTCAGGGTTGGTGTTACCAATGCAGTTAGCGTCCCAACTCACACGGCCACTATTCCTTCTGTGGTAGCTGTCACCTACGTCAGCCCTATCGCCATACTCTTTCACTGCCAAGTACAGCGCAGGGTACTCAACGTCATACCCTTTGAGCTCCATGAACTCTGCCACTCGGATTTGCCCCTCGAACGCTGCGTAGTCGCTCTGGCAATACCCAAGTGAGAAGGCGATTCGATGTACGTGAACACCCTCGGCGTCCATGTCTTCCTTGAAGCCCTCTTCCATGTAGTCCCACCACTCATCGAATGGGCCTTCTTGCGCCCACTTTGAATACTCCTTCTGGAACCTTGTTGGGTCGCACTGCTGTAGTTCTTTTACCGTAATGTTTTTCATTTGGTATATCCCTAATGTATTGAGCCGCCCTGATAGCGGCGATTGCTTTTGCTGCGTCGAACGACTCGACGTGTTGTAGGTATTCAGAGGGCTTATCACCTGCAATGGCAATATGCCACCCCTCGTAATTCCAGATTTGGGCAACGGCAAGCTCATACTTTTTGTGCATGAGGTACCACTTGTCAAACCCATACTCGGCCCACTCGAAGTCATCGGCGGTCATAGGTCAATTCCTTTGTTGCATTCTTTGCAGTTCAGTGGCCGCCAATATCCGGCCTACTGCCTTTGCTGCTTTGAGCTTGTTGAAGTAGGAAATCTCGTCCCAATCGTTCTCGACGTCATCCCATACCTCCAACTTGAACGGCCCGTTGTCTTTGTCAAACGATTCGACGCACGCTATGTAGATGCCTCCATCAGCGAAGCTATCCGTAGGCGGGTCTGCGGGAATCGTATTCAAGAACCAGCGATATATCTTCTTCTTGCTTGGTGATACGAACACCAGTGATTCCTCAACGGGGCTCCATCGTTTTCTTAGTTCAGCCATGCTGACCTCCTTGTCTAATATTAGACGTCGATGTGAATTGTTGTGCCGAACGGCGCGGACATACCTGCGGTTGTAACTGCCCACATGGTTGGGATATCCGTGTTACCCCATGAGCCTACATAGCCATCGGTGAACTGCACGATCGCATCGGGCTTGATATTGTTTTTGCGCAAGTGATCGAACAACACCGAACCATCAGTGCCCCCGCCGCCCTTGATCTTGAGGTCTTGCACAGCGAACTGGCCGTCCTCGAATACCTGCTCACCCGTTACCTCGGTATCCCAATAGATCACACGGCACTTGCTTGGCTTGATCTGCTCGATGATGGTCGCAATCTCAGAGACGAACCGAGTCATCTCGTCACCACCAAAGATTGAACCTGACGTGTCAAACCCGATCACCAGCTCCGTCATAGTTGTGCCTACCATTGAGGGCATATAGACGTCATCAGCAAGGAACCTGCGGTTGGGCTTGCGCCATGAGGATTCGTCACGACCTGCACACGTCTCAGTAATGAAGTCACGCAGCACCTTACGCCAGTCAACCTTAGGCGCAAGCAAGTCACCGAACACACCGTCCTCACCGCCAGAGCCCTTGCCTTGCATCTTCTTACGCATGATCTCACCCTGACGGATGGCGCGTTGAATCTCGTTGGCTTGTGCTTGTTCTTGAGCAGGGTCACCATTGGCCTCGTTGCCCTCCCAGTCATGCTCGTCCATGCCATCGCCATCGCCCTGACCTTGGCCATCTTTTTGCTGCTGCTTGATGTCGTCAAAGATTTGCTTGACCGACCAGCCACGGTACTTAGGCTCGGGCTTGATACCCACATCAGGCATCTTGATGAACCCCTCACCATCATCGGTGTCATGCAGCGTACCGTTGACAAAGTAGTCCGCAGCTACGTTGGCCATCATGGCATTCTCTTCGTGCAGTGCTTTCCATACATTCATGTGACGATAGGCTTTGTGCGTTGCCTCATGCAAGACAAGGAAGCGAAGCTGCTGGTCAGTCTTCATATGCTCTTCAATGAACTTGGGGTTGTATCGCACGTCCCATCCATCGGTCGCAGCCGTTGGTACTGAGTCATCCACGATCACCTTGCCGCAAGCAAGCACCCCTGAGTAGGCGCAGAACTTCTTGTGCTGCATGATGGCGATGTGTGCCTTCTTGATTCGATCTTGTACGTTCATGGTTTTTCCTTAGGTTGTATCTAATATTAGAGGAAGGTGTCGCTGTGGCCGTACTGGGCTCTTGGCTTGGGGTTCACGCGGTAGATCAAAAACGCCTCCGCTGCTGTGCGGTCGATCATCTTGCGTATTGCTTTCTTGATGCACCTACGCTCCCACCACGTAAGCTCAATGGGGGCCTCGCGTATCTGTGTATCGTCGGTGTCAATCCGCAGTCTTGACTTGATGTGCCGTACCTCGCGGCTGCCGAGCATTTCCCATTCGTCCTCGGCCAGTGCCTGTATCACATGCTTGGCGAAATCTCTCATGATTGTTTCCTTGCGTAGTTGAGTAGCCCTGTTTGAAGGCGAATTGAACTGTCCGTCATGTAGTTCTTCAGCGGGGGTTGGTACCCCTTGCTGATACGGTTCGGATGCCAGTCTTTATGCAAGCGCACGATGGTGCGCCCGTTACTTGTTTTCTCTACGATTAGCATGTCAGCTCCTTTGGTTAAAAGAAGCCATCCACGCAAACAGCGCGACCTTTGCTTCAGCTTTACTCATGTCAAAGCGGGCTTCAAGATAGGGAACAGCTCCCCACATATTGACCTCGCTCGAATCACGCAAGTCAATTAGATAGTCGTGTATTTCTTGTGTTGTTGGTTTCATTTCATTTCCCAATGTTGATTACGCCCATGATCTTCATGAGCCCAATGATTTCGGCGCGTCTAATATTAGATGCGATGGTGGTGCTGTGCTCGTCTAAGTGGGGGGAGTTCAACACGGCGTCTAAATCCCACCGCCAAGGCTTGTACCAAATACGCTGAGGAATGAGCGCGTAGTATTGATTGTCGAGGGGCATCATGTACATATCCCCCGATTGAAGTTTCCTTGCCATTAGAAGAACTTACCGAGCTTGGCGCAAGCCGCGGTGAACGGGCGATGCTGACACGCCATGCTGACCTTGGACTTGTTGGATGCTACGGATGTGACGAACAGTGCATGGGCCTCGAAGGACTCACCACCCATACGATCGGCATACGCCATGACCTGAGGGATATTGGTTTCGTTGACACGACCGGCCAACATGAACGACATGATGAACATAGCGCCGGCACCCTTGGGCAGCTTAGCTTTCATGGGGTCTTTGACGATGCTATCGAACGATGGCAGTTGATCTGCCAGATTGACAAGCGCCTCCATGTCTCGGGCTGCCGCCTCGCCTACCGTACCGGACAATGCAGGGATAAGCGCAGCGCCTAGCACGTCACGCTGAGCGATGATGTTGGATGACTTGGCAAGCGAACGGGGTGAGCAGAACGCACGGGTATTGCCCGTCAGAGGGTTGAAGATGTAGGGGTTCTTCTCCTTCTTGTCCATGTCCACGTAGCAGTCGAACACCTGCGGATACTGTTTGGCAAAGGCCATCACCTCGGGGGCCACGCCGTTGTTGGACGCCCAGTCGAGCCACTCGTCAGACGTAGGGTTCGCCACGTTGACCACAGTCATACGGTTAAACGCATGGGCAGGGATGTTGTCACCCACGCCGTCAGTGTCAAGGTTGGTTGTACCGAACACGATCGAACCCGTAGGCAACTCAACGTCACCGATGCGGTGCTCAAGGATGACAGGCAGCAGCATATTCAACACAGGGCGCGAGGCCTTGCCCAACTCGTCAAGCATCAGCACGACAGGGCGGTTTTGATTACGACCCACACCGAAGCGCACATTCGGCGCATAAGCAGTCGTCATAGTTTCTTTGTCGATCACGGGCATACCCAGATCACCAAGGTCAAGGTTAGCCACGTCGATGTAGCACACCTGATAGTCGGGCAGTTCACGCTTGAGGTCGGCCAAGATGGACGACTTGCCGATGCCGGGCTGACCACGCAGGAGCAGTGTGTTTGTGGAGCCGATGTTACGGATAAGGGTAGATGCTTGGGAGAGAGTTACGTTCATGGTTTTTCCTAGGGTTGTTGTGTCTAATATTAGACGGGTGAGATTACTTGTTTAGACTTACGGGTGGATTACGAGGACGTCGGTACGAACTACCTCGGTCATGTCTTTGGCGCATTGAGCCATCAAGGACTTCCATGCATCGCGCCAGTCGTCATGCGCTTGAATTTTCATATGCCGGTTGGCATAGGCTGGGTACTTCACAAGGCCGACTACGTCGGGCCACTGGTTCACATATACGTCATCACGTACAAGCTTCTCCATCGAAGCGTTGAGCCACGATACCTCGGGCACCCCGGCAGCTTGATACAGGATAGGGAATGCATCCTTGAAGCCTGACTCGGCTACGTCCCTACGGAACTCGGCGCGTTCATCTTTGTCTGCCCGCTTGCGCTCGAATGGCACGGGGGTGCCGCGTTGGTTGCCGTATGCGTCGAACATAATGCCGTCGAAGAACATGACCGTCCCGCTAGCTCTCGTGATAGTTTGTTGGCTCATGCCGAACACACGGCGGCCTCCGACCCACATGCGCGGCCCAGTGAAGAACGACCCGAGTGCTGTGTTCAAGTTCCTGAGCGTTGTGCTTGTCCACCACCCGCCAGTGCTCAGTCGGACTGTGCCATCCTCGTATGCCGTAAGGATATCTGTGCGGTGCATACGCACCACCATTGCATTGGTTGCCTCGGTGCCATGTCCGGCCCATGAAGGTCGAGCTACGACCCGGAAGTGTGTCTTGCTTCGCCGTGATGAGTCGGCAGGGGCCTCGCCCTTGTGCGCCCCGCGCTTGTACATATAGCGCTCCAAGTGCAGCTTGAGTTTGGTGTACGTGTTCATGGTGTTGTTCCTTATGTCTAATATTAGACGGTTACGTTCGTTTTGGATTGAGTTGAGAGAGGGTTGCCCGATCGGTGACCAGCATATAGTTGGACTTGTTCAGGGGCACGGCGCAGTGCTTGACGGCACGCGCTTCGCTTTCACCACACGCTTGGCATGTGGGTCGTTGCATATGTCGGCGCTTAGGCTCGACTCGCACTGCATAGCAGCACATGCATATGGGTAGATATCGTTCGTTCATGGTCATGCCCACGGGTATCGGGCGAGGAACCCGCTGTGCTGTTGGGGGTACAGCTTGCGTAGTGATTCGCGCACTTCAAGGTAGCTGGCATACGTCCGTGCATAGCTTGCTTGGGCATCGAGCACCATCTCTTGCGGGGTCTCGGGGTGCCTCATTATTTCGAGCAGCGTGCCGCCCATCTCTTGCGTCTTGGCATAGAGCGCCTTGTAGTAGTCACGTACTTTGGGCAGCGCCATACGCAGCTTGAGCTGTCGTTCTTTGTCGGTCATTAGGGTCTCCAATAAAGTAAGTCAAGTGCCACGACGATCAGGCACAGGAGGAACACGGCTCGCTCTATGCGTTGCCAAGGGGTTTTGTTCATTTCGTCAGCCTCAGTTTTAGCATGTATGCAATGGTGTACAGCCGTGCCCATTCTTCGATGTACTTGGTGTCCTCTACGTCAGCGCGTAGTTCTTCGAGTTCTTGCAGTCGCAGGTTCAGGGTTGTCATGTCGTTCATCGTTTGCTCCAGTTGGTTGTAATCATGATCTTGGCCACGGCCAAGGCGTCGTCTAATATTAGATTGTTGGGCAGCTCTGCGAACGTGCCCCCGTCATAGTTGTTGCCGGTGCTCATGTTGATGACGTACTTGTCCCTGTTAAAGCTCAGGTCTTGCAAGTACCCCATATAGAACCCGCCGTACTTGGTGTCGTGGCCGGGGTCATCCTTGTCCACGAGAAAGTACATCCCCTCGCGGTCGGTGTCGTCCATGTTGCTCTCTTGTACCCACTCTGGTGTCATGTCGTGCTCCTGTTTGCCATGATGATTACCTTGGCTATCTCTTTGGCCTCGGTTAGGGTTAGCTCGCTGGGCAGGATCGTGAAGGACTCGCTCTTACTTAGCCATACCTTGCCGGTGGCCGGGCTCATGCTGCCTAGTGGGCGAGCGCGAGCATCTTCCATCAAGTACCACAACGAGCCGCTGTACTGCCAGTACACATTGTTTGCATCCTCTGCGTTCATTGCTATCTCCTATGGGCTAGTATCAGCATCCGGGCGGCAGCCAGTGCCTCGTCTAATATTAGATCGTCAGGTAGGAAGGCAATCTCGTTCCCGTTGACTGTGTACACACACCGCGAGTTACTTCCGAACGCCCCGAAGAACGCATTGGGATGCAAGTCCGCAGGGTCAACGGGGTACAGGTAGTGCAGGTTGTTCCCGCTATCGTCCCAATATGTTTCCATTGCTATCTCCTGTTTGCCATGATGATTACCTTGGCCGCAGCCAGTGCCTCGTCTAATATTAGATCGTCCGGCAGGACTGCTACCGGCTTGCTGCCGCCGTCCCGCGTATACACTGCTCGGCGGTGGGAGTCGTATGCTCCTATGTAGAGGCTGCGCGGCCCCTTCTCCCACAGGAACAGCAAGCCCACGGTCGGGGTGTCCCAATATGTTTCCATTGCTATCTCCTTACTGTGCATTACATAAGGCACGGATTACCCATGCCTTACAAGATAAACAGTTGTTGTTTTCACCCACATCGCTTTGTTTTTGCCGCAAGGTATGCAGCGTATGCCTCCTCTGCCGTATCAAACAGCCCGAGGTACTGCTGTACCCCATCGGCTTGGAAGTCCGCACGCCATTGGTTCTTATGGGCGACCACCCCGCGAAACCCGGACTTGTTATCCGCACGGGGGCCATGCTTGTTGAGGTTGTTCTCTACGCGGTTGGACAATCTAATATTAGATATGCGGTTGTCATCCCGAACCCCATTGATGTGGTCGAGTTCGCTCTCCGGCCAGTTACCGTACACATAGCACCACGCAAGCCTATGGGCAAAACATCTATGCCCCTCCACAGTGCAATAAATGTATCCGGCGGAATGCTTGGTGCCCACGGCTGACCCAACGGCGCGGCCTTTCACGCCAACTCGGCGCGTAAAGATACCCGTGGCTGGGGCGTAATTGAGTAGTTCCCGCAAGCGGGTAGAATCTGGTCTGCTCATGTTGTCATGCCTTTACATGATGGTTTGGGAAGTGACCCCGTTAGCCTGCCAGCTTTCGGGGTTGCGTTTATTTTACATGTTTGTATTTGAAAATGCAAGTCATAGCCCACGTAGTAGGCTACAAGCTGGATTCTCCAGCCCAATGCCTAAGCATTGGTAGTGTGCGATAAGCGGTGTCAGTGCGGCATATCAGGGTTGGTTACCTTTCCGCAGCTCTAGGGTTCGTCACGGTTTCCCGGAGAGGAGCCCCGCTATTTAGGCACATAGCGTTCGCATTACATTGTGCTATCTCGTTCGGCATCTGGGGACTGGTGTGTCCCTATACGATGCACTACTTGATACACCACACAATGTACCGACTGGATACGGTACGCCTATTCGCCAAAGGAAGTGATCGCATATCTAAGTCGGGGGTGTGTCCCACGGTCTAGCCTAATTCCTACTAGTGGCTTCTGCATTGATGCAGCGGCGGTTTGTCTGCACGTCAGGCCATCTAATATTAGACAAAGACCTAACGTAACATCCGGGTATGTTGTTAAAGAACGTGAGCCGCACAATGGTAAGGCTGGCTATCGAGTCAGAACGATTTCCAACTCGATATAATAATTGTACCACAGATTGCGTTAACTGTCAAGTGTTTTGTCAAGCTTTTGGGGCTTCAAGTGCGGTGTAGAAGGCGGCTATTTTCCGCAGTTCTTCGGGGGTAGCATCATTCTTAATCCGATTTGCCCGCTGAGATACCATAACAATATTCCCGGGCACGTAGCCTTTGCTGGGGTCAATCCGGTCTAGCGCCATCGCATTATCCGCACCGCCGATAGTACCTGCGTACATTAGGGGGATTCCAAGCACGGGGCATACGAGGGGCAACGGGTAAAAGTCGGATAGGGTTAAAGAGAACTCAATACCTTTGGCCAGCGCGTGGTTTCGTTTGCTGGTAATCCGTGCCCCTAAATATTTTCGCAGTTGGGGGTCAGCCTGTATTGCCCCGTAGTGGCCACCATGCAGCGTGCGAATGCGTTCTGTCATAGTTGCTGCCGCCGCAGTTTGGCGTATTGTTTGCGGATGCACCGCATGACCTTGCGCGGCTAGTTTATCGGCAATCTGTTTAACTCGCTGTCTACTCAGCCCATACAATGCCCCGACCTCCGCAAGAGTCAGGCCCTCGGATAACTTACTGTGCATCGCCAACTCCCGAGGTTTCAGTGGGCGGATACTTTGCGTCTTGTATAGCAGTGCTGGGTTGTTCGTCTTCAACGCGGTAATAAGTTTTCGCGGGTTGTACGTTTTGCCCTTGATTTGGAAGTGGGGCTTACCGTTTGAGGTTACTACCGGAACCGGGGTGCCGATTGCGTGGCGCATATCGCGCCGGACTTTGCAGTACACAAGCACGCCGGATTCTATGGAAAGGATATCAAGAAGTTCTTTAGGGGTCAGGAACATGGTAAATCCTTTACAAGTTAAGCGGCCAGTGTGCCACAAAGTCAAGGGGTTGTCTATCTAATATTAGACGGGTCAATCATCCGACCACTCGCGCAGCAGTCTTTGGCGGACGACTTCCTGTTCTGCGGCCAGCTTGGTCTTTGCTTGGCGTTCGACTTGGGATGGGCGGTTGTTCGTGATGCCGTTGATGGCAGCCAGCTGGCTTACCCGTGTGATGGATAGGTTGAAGGTGGCAGCGACTTGCGCATACCGTTTGCCGTCCCGCAGTTGGGCCACAATGGCTTGGTCGCGCTCCGCGTTGAGCTGTCGCTGTTGGAAACTAGGGCGCTGTTGGGTCAGGCTGTGTTCGGCGGCGATTTGGTTGATACGCACAATGGACAGATCAAATTCCTTTGCTATATCAGCACGGCGTTTGCCATCTAATATTAGACGGACAATGGCAGCGTCCCTGTCCTTGTTTATGACTGGTCGGCCTCCGGTTAAGTATGCTTTTAGGGCGACCGCAGCGGCGGCTTCTAAACCTCCGGGATGTTTGGCAGAGAGGGCCTTGGCGAAGGCATCGGGGAGTTCAAGTACAAGTGTGGTCAT